TCTTTATTTCCTGACTGACGTTTGCTGCTTCGCTGTAGTTGCCGTAAAGCGCCTGCTTGGCGTCAAGGGTCTGGTTGATGTCGGTCATCCTAGTAGGTCCATGTTTTGTTGAAATCCAGCGCCATCGCTATTCCACCTATGAGCAGCTGTGTGGTCTTCGATGTTCTCGATCATCACCACGGCGCGTGTGCGTTCTCGCCTGGGCGTGTAAGAGCCGGTCCATCGCTGATCTCGGCCGCAGTTTCGGGCGACATTAGTGGAGTCGGCGGAGGCGAGAGGTAGCCTCGAAAATATCCCGGTGTCTAGCATTCGCAGTCCATGAAGTTTGCACTTCGGCATGCCGTCAGCGTCGCACGCCACCGCCATGATCTCGGCCATGCGTGACCACCAGCGAGGCGTGTTGGTGTCTGAGTACTGCCCGCTTGATCCAAGCGCGATGCGCGGGTATTCACTTACCAGTCGTTCGAGCCGCTCGAGGCTCTCGTGCATGTGGTACACGGGCACAGAGACAGCCTTTGGCAGCGGCCAGCGCGCCAGATGCGCGTCGTTGTCTTCCTCGCTGCCATCGATGACGTCCGGGATCACGCACCAGTCGACTGCCGGATGCTTGAGCCAATGCCGGCACCATGCAAGGTAGCCATCGAAGTCGTGCGCCTCTCCTGATTTCCACGCGCTGAAGGCGCCATTGTCCAGCACCACCATTTGGCAGACCTCGCAGGCTTCCTCAATCTGATCGGGCGCCTGAAAGCTAACCATGGCGTGCTTGCCCTTGTAGACTCGGCACATCACGTCCAGCGGATACATCGGCAGGCCGTGGTATCTGATCATGGCCGTATCGTTGTGATGTGGGTGCCGTGGTGGTGGGCTGTGATCGTTTGCCGCCCACCGAATCGCTCGAACAGCTTGTCGGCGATCTGCTCGTGATAGCCGATGTCAAAGTTCAGTATTTCCGACTGGAGCGACTCGACCATGATCGTGTCGTGTGACTCGATCGTGAGATTGTAGGTCACCACGCGGCTGTTGTTCGGGCACTTCGCGGTGAATCGATGCGTATAGATGTTCACGGCTGCTCTCCCATCCACTCGTGATTCGGGTCGCGCTTCGAGGCATCTCCATTCCAGAAATGACCGAAATTTTGGACGGCGTGATTGATATCTGAAAGAGCAGCGTCGCGTTGGCTCCGTCTAAACGAAAAAAGACCATTCTTGGATCGATGATAGATCCAACCAAGCAATTGCTCTGGCGTCAGATCGCTCATGGCACCCCCGCGGGCGCTGCGCCCAATGCCGGGTAGTGGTCAGCGCTCGTCCCGAGCAGGCGCTCCAGCTGCAGCACCTCGCATTCCTTGAGGTGTGCCTGAGTCCTGAGCATGCTCGTTGCATTCGATCCCGCGAACTGACTCAAGTCGAGTCTCCATCGCCGACAAATTCTGCCAGTAAAGGGTTTTAGCCATTGCCGTTCTCCTGCTTGCATGCTGGGCAATCTTCGCCTCGACCGTCGAAGCCATGCGTGCTGTAAATGTGCTCCAGCTTCTGCTCCGCCTGAGGCTGGTCTGCAGAGCTTTCCTTTTCGACCTGATCCCGCAGCAGCAGAGCGTATATTGCGACCATCGCTTGCATTGTCTCAGGTCGCAGTCGGATAGGCGTCTTGTGCTCGCTGGTGACGAAACTCCACCAGTAATCGCCCTCGTGGAAAGATCCGTTAACCTCTGTGCCGTTCTCCAGCGTGATGGTGGTGCACTTCATTTCGATGATCTGATTCGGCTCATCGGCCTGCGGCTGGGCGAGGGCGGCGCGGGCGTAGTCGAGTGACATACGCCCCACCGATTCCCAGCTCAGCGGCTTTCGCGGGCCAGTAGAGCCGAGAGAATCCCATCCGGCCGACATGTCCAGTATCCACTGCAGATGCTCGCGCAACTTCCGCTCGCGCTCCTCAGCAGCCTTTGTTTTGAAGATGTACTCGTTGAGCTGGTCTTCTGCCTGACTGTGCATCATCTGGTAGCGCTCCATCCGCTCCCTCATCCCCCGCATATCCGCCAGCATCGCATCGCGGGCCGAGGCGTCGCTGGCGGCGTTTTGGGCGAGGGTGTCATAAGCGGAGAGCAGGTCTCGACGGATGTCGTACGTGTATTGCCATGTCGGCATCTCCTGCACAGGGCTGGCGGCGAGGTGCTCCAGTCGGATCTGCTCGACCCGCTCATTCCGCTCCACCGCCACCGGCTTGCGCAACTCGGCGAGTTGTGAATGCAGGTCCGCTATCTGCAGAGCCATCGACTGCTCGCGATTGATGTAGGCAGCGATGTTGAAGTCCTGGGTGGACAGCTTGCCGCGCAGCTCGGCGATGGTGGCATCGCGCTCACTAATTGCCCGCAGAAGAGTCGACACTGCGTCGCACGCCTCCAGATAAGCGGCGCGCTCGTGGGTGAACTCGTTAGCATTGCCGGCGAACCTGGATTCGGCTCGGCGCTTGATCGCCTGCAGCTGCTCGTCGGTGACTGGTGTGGTCATCTCAATCTCCGTTCAATGCCTTGTGAGTTTCTTTGGCGGTCAGCCCGATTGCCATGCAGCCGTGCAGGGTGGCGCTGAAGTAGTCTTTCCTGTGCTCCACGGCGAACCCACGAGCGACCAGTCTTTGCATAGATGCGTAGTGGTCGCAGCCAGGATTGCTGTTGAAGTGGTTGCGGTAGCACCAATGCTTGCGTGCCTTATCGCTGCGCACTCCCAGCATGTGGCGCAGGTTTTCGAGATCCTCAATCAAATGCTCGGCCTCGCTCATCTTTGCCTCACTCAGCCGCGGCGCGCAGCGTTGGGAATTCGTTTTGCACGTGGTCAGCCGCCCTCAGCGAGCACTCGGCATCGTTGCACGCGAGGTGACGGGCGGGCGTGCAGATTTCGCGACACCTCGGGCACAGCGGCTGGGCATAGTTACCTTCGCCGAGAAACTCAGTCACACCCTGTCGCGCGTCGAGTGCACGCAAGAAAGGCGCGACGCTGCCGTGACCGTCCCAGCCGTAGAACAGTGCGCGCTCAGCGTCGGCGCGGGCCAGCTGGCAGATTCTGCATTCGCATGCCATCAGCCGCCCTCCGCCTTGCGAATCAGATCCCAGATAGGCTTGCAGGTGCTGCACGGTACAGAGTGATCCCACGCGGGGTCGCCGTTCCTATCGTTTCCAACGATCTCCGCACTGCCGCCGCACGCCTCGCACTTACTGCCGTACTCGCGGACCATCTTTAGAAGTTCCGGCACACACTCGACGGCGCGAGCGATGGCGTGGCCTCGATCGTCCGAGCCGTTCTGGATCTGAGCAAGGCAGACCTGTCCGTCCATGGCCATGACTTCCCAGTGGCCCGAGTCATCCTCGACCCAGATGTAGCACCATGTGTCGTACAGGTATCTCAGGGGGTCGCTCATGCCTCACCCGTTGCCTTTGCGATTGTTTCTCGAACATCGGCGCATGCTTTACAAGGCTTGTCTGTGTCAGGAATGCGGCCCTCTCCATCCCAGATCCAGCTGAGTCCAGAGCCGCGACACACTTGGCACTCGCTGGCATACCGCCGCAGCAAAGCGAGCATTTCGGGAGCGGCGCAAATCAGCGCGGCGTTCGCCTCCTTTTCGCCTGCGGCGTCCATCGAGAAGCACTCGGCCAGGGCGTACGGTTTGCTGTCATCGCCGTCTACAACGATGCACGTCCGCCATGCCCAGCCGTTGTAGACATACCAGTTTCCTTCGGTGTGCTTCGCCATCTACGCCACATCTCCCATCCGCTCAAAAGCCACATCCGCCTGCACCAACTCGAGCAGCGCCCAGAAGGCGGTCAGGTCGCGGTAAAGCCTGTTGTCGTGCAGCTCGCCCTGCCAAATGTGCAGCATCGGGTCGCCGTACTCGCGCACCGCTCGCTCGAACGCCTCCATGTCCTCGGCATCGATGCGCTCGATGTAGGAGGCGGAGAAGGGGAGTGGAGTCATGCTGCGAACTCGCGCGGGTAGAACGTCCGCCCGATGAATTCAGAAAGCTCGATCGGTATCTTGGCAATCATGGCGCTGGCGAATTTGCGCTTGCTGCTGTTGTGACTGCCGAGGCGCATCGGCGATGAAGAGCCCGCACCGAACCAGTCCCCACCGCACTTCGTGCCTTCGTCGATATTTTCACCTCGGAACCAGCTGCCACCGGCGTTCTTGATAGCCGAATCTCGAAAACATCCAGACGCGCCACTACTCTTGTAGTCCGGCTGGCCGTACTTGCTCCAGTCGAGTCCGCCGACTTTCACGCCGCGCTTGCGCGGAATCGGCAACAGCGCAGGCACATCCCCCCAAAGGTAGAAACTGCCGTAGCGCCCGCGAGCACGGCCTACCCAGGGCTGCGCGCCCTTGACGTTCTCGACCACCATCGGGATGTGCCGGCCAGCCGCGGCACATGCCTCGCGCTGGATGCGGAAGCAAGCATCGAACAGTGCCGTGAGCTCGGCCGTGGTACGCGAGCCATCGTAGCCGTCCGGGAAATCACATTGCCCGCGCAGCGCTCCAGCAATCTGCTTCGCACGCTGCCACGGCATCGCCATGTAGCTGAACTCCGTGCACGGCGGACTCGCCACAATCAGATCCGCCGAGGCGAACTGCTTGCCGTGAAGAGTGAGAACGTTCTGCAGCACCAGCTGCGCGGGATAGCGGTGCTGGCCGTAGACGTGTTGCTCGATGTCAAAGCCGATGACTTTCCAGCCAGTGGCGAGCAGACCATCGGTCCAACCTCCCAGGCCCGAGAACAAATCTATGGCGAGCGGCTTGCTCACTTCGCCCCCGCCTGCGCGCCAGGAGCTGGCTCAAGGGCTTCATATGTGCGGTCGTAGCCGTTGCTCTCTCGCCAAGACAAGATAGCCTGGTCGAGAGTTGGGTGACGATCAACACTGGAGCCTTGGCGTGTGCGTCGCTGCCACATAGCAATGCCAACTCGACCAGGACCGCTCCGGATTATCTTGACTCGGACACACAAGTCGTGGGCTAGAAAGACCAAACGTGTCAGGCATTCAGAGTCGAATGTGGCCAACCCCGTATAGGTAGCCACCTTCCATCCGCCCCCGAATGGCTTGATGTCCGGGCAGTGGTGCGCGCCGCGAAAGAAGCGGTGAAAGAAGCGCTCGGCTTCCTCTTTTGTCGTCTGTCTCATGCCGTTACTCCTCTCCGCTCAACCTTCACACGCACAGCCTCGATGGCCGTGTTGCACGCCTGCCTGTACAGCCGACTCGCATCCGCCAGCAGGCGCGGGCTCTTGCCATTGAGAGCACGGGCGAGCTGATTGCGGCGCACGAGCAGCTGGCGCTGTAGCGGCCATGGGGCTAGCGCGTAATGCTCGAGGCACATCACGGCGTTGGAAGGCATCGCGCGGGCGCAGATGGGGCAGGGGTTCACAGCACGCCCCTGTAGAGCCGCCTCTGGTCAATGCCGAGGGCCTTGGCAATCTCGGCCAGCGTATGGATGTGTACACGCTGCCTGCCTCCATGCTCGACGTTGGTCAGCCACGTTCGAGTCATCTTCAGTTTCTTGGCGAAGTCCTCTTGCGTAATCCCGGCCTTCTCGCGCTCGGCCTTGATGTTGGCGCCGATCGCTGCGTAGATAGGCTCGACGTAGATCACACGCCAGACCGTCTTGGTTTGCTTGATCCGCGTTGGCTTTGGTTTCATTGCTTGGCCCGCCCGAACTGACGCATTGCCATCTCGTGTGCGCGATATGCGTCGTCTTGGTTTTCAAAGCCGACCGTGAGGGTGTAGCCGCTCAGGTGATTTTTGGTGTAGGCGAAAGACGCTACCGGATTCGGCGCTGGCTTTTGCGGCCTTATCCAGTGCGTACACAGCCCCTTCGCCCACGCCAGCGTGTACAGAAAGCACAGCGCGAAGAAGCCCCACTGCTCGGCGCTCCATGCCGCGTAATACCAAAATGGCTGTCCAGCCAGACCAAACAGGCACGCGTACCGCTGCAGCTTGGGACCGCTCTGAGAGAGCGCGATAGCAGTGACGCCGGTCATGGCGATGGCGATTTGGTCGATCATGGCGCGTGCCTCCCGTGCCCGCTGCAACGCGAGCACTGCGACACTGAGATGCGTCCAATCGGACCGAAGTGCTGCACGTCTGAACCAGTGCCATTGCAGACACGGCAAGTGACCTTGGACCGCTCTTTTTCCAGTTCCTTTTTCAGCCGCTCAGCTTCTGTGGGGCCACGATATGGGCCGGCTGCTGCAGGTCCGCCGAAATAGTCGCCAGCGGTCTCAGCGCAGTCGCAGACATCGAGCGCCAGCGCGTCGACTTGTGCCGCGGTGACCTCAATGCCGTGCTCGGCGCATTGCTCGGCCAGCATCTCCTTCCAGAACTGCAGACGCTCTCTCATGCAGCCTCCCGCAGCAGTTCGCTGACGTTGCACTGATGCACCAAGAAGCTAATGGCCCACACCCAGGTCCCCGTCCCCGCAGCCTTCGCCGCCTGCGCGCCAGGGGCGGGCTCAGCAGAGGGCAGCTCCATCGCGTCCAGCGGACTGATGCGCCAAAGTTGCTCGTAGTCGATCCGGTTGGCCAGGGCCAGGATGCATTCGGGTTTGTTCTTGCCGCTCATAGCGCTCTACCCCATGCCACCCACAGCAGCGCATACTCGATGTGCTTCGGTATCGGCTTGCCTGCTATGTAGTACCGCATCTGCCGAGGGCTGATCTCTATCAGCCGAGCGGCGCCGCACTGGGTCAGTCCTGCTTCTTCCAGCAGGCGCCGGAGTTGCTTGGGGGTCATCCGAAGAGCGCCTTTGAAAGTTGCTGGACGTTCCATGAGCTACCCAGGCGCTCTGCTGCTATCTTCGCCAAAGCATCGGCGCCGACTTTGAATGCGGCTTCGATGCCGGCCACGACTTGCAAGATCACCTCGGCCCTGCGGGCCACGAGCTGTTGGCGCACCTCCGGAAGTACTTCCTTCTCGATCCACTCGCCAACCTCCTTGGCCACGGCTTCCTTCACCTTCCAGCCGATCTCGCCTTGGATGGAATTCACGGCGCCGGCCACGATATTTTGGACGATCTGTCCACGCTGCTCGGATAGAGCGCGGGCTATCTCTGAATCGAAGTCAACCTGTTCGGTCATGGTAATGATCCTTCTGTGATGCCGTTAGGTATGCGCACTGTATGCTCAGTGTGCCTAGGCAGTCAAGTCCTAGCAGACGGGCAAGGCTATCAGCCTTCCTCCAGCATTATCTTGCGCACTGCCAACTCTAGAATCTGCTCATTGGTGAGCGGCTTCTCGCCACTCTTGTGCTTTTCCCATGCATCGCGAATCTCGCGAAGCTCATGGGAGCGCAAGTAACGTGACTCGCCTTCGTGCTGCTGACACATTTCAGCTACCCTCATGTGCGGTCTCCGCAGCCTTCGCCGCACTGCGGTGCCGCATCTCGCGTAGCATCTGCTCGCCGACGCACCGAGCTGCATGCTGGTGCATCAGCTCAGCCGCATTGGCGGCATCCGCCTCAGTCGAGAACGGCAGCGATTCGTAGCCCTCGATCCGCCATTGGCCGTTGTAGTCGCGGTGGATGTTCATGTGAACCTCTTCTCTATTTCGGTTAGGAGATCGTCAACCTCAGCCAGCAGCTCGCGCTCAGTGCCGAAGCGCTCAATGAATGCCTTCTTGTCCAGTCGCAGCGATGGACCGAACTGCTTGGTGGCCTCAGACGGTCTCATGCCATTGGGCGGCTCGCCGCGGTGAAACCAAGCGGACAGCGGAATCGTGGCTTTGTTTCCGCCAGAGTGCTTACGGTAGCTACTGCCGACGATGTGGTGCATCTCCGGGGCAACCCAGCCCAGGCCGAGCTTCCTGGAGCAGATACAGCCGATACGGCGCAAGCGGTCGAAGCGCTGCTGGTCGGTTTTACTAGTCACGCGGCCACCTCTCCGGGCATCTCCAAGTAAACGCCTTCATTCGCCATATACCGCACGATGAATTCCACGAAGTCAGAGAACTCCTGCTTGTTGAGCTTCGAGCTGCGCCGCAGGGCAGTGCGCTTCTTTACGCTGCCGAGCGTGAGCACCTTCGAGCCGAAGTGGAGCTGCAAAAATAGCTCGTGCAAGTCGTCTTTGTCCCAGCCGGCCATCATCTCCCCGCCGCGCTTGATGATCTCGCCGTAGATGGACCATAGGAGTGCATTTTGATCCAGCGTGCGCCGCTTCTTATGCGGCTTCACGGCGATCTCAGTCGCGCCATCACGTACCATCGCCTGGATGACGGCGAAGGCTCGCGTCATGTCGCCGCCCTTGCTGATGATGATGCGCTGCTCGTTCACAGGTCAGACCGTGTAGCCGAGGAAGTTGGAAGCAGCGCACAGCGCGCCGAGCACGCAGGCGATCAGCCAGACGAAGGGGATGTTGTCATCAAACCCGCCATCATCCGCTGGCGCTTGCCGCTGCGGCTCATCCTTGCTGCGACTCTCGGTCGCCGGCCGCGACTCGACATCGCGCTTGCCGCCGAGCATCTGCATCTGGCTGGCGATGATCTCGGTGCTGTACCGATCCTTGCCCTCTTTGTCCTGCCACTTGCGCGTGCGCATGGCGCCCTGGATGAAGACTTGAGAGCCTTTGCGCAGGTACTCGGCGCAGATCTCTCCAAGCTTGTCGAAGGCGACGATGTTGACCCACTCGGTCTGTTCCTTGCGGTCGCCGGTCTGCTTGTCCTTCCATGAGGAGCCGACGGCGATGCTGAAGTTGACCACGGCCTTGCCGCTGGGCATGTGCCGCGTTTCCGGGTCACGGCCCAAGCGGCCGATAAAACTACATTGATTCAAGTCGTTGCTCATCCAGAAATCCTCTCTACAAGGGCTTTCAACTGCCCGTTGAACTTTTCGACCTCGGCAGCGAGCCGAGCGATGTAATCCTGGTCACGCTCCACGCGCTTGCAGAATGGCGGCAGTCCCCTGCTGTACGATACGAAATCGACCCACAGCCGGCCGGTGATCCACATCTGACCTTGGATCTGCGCTGCGTGCTCGGTCGGGACGCGATTGTTCTCGAGCAACTCAATCTGCAGGTCTCCGGTGCGGGTCTTGATCTCAAGGCAGCCGTCCGAGACCACTAGGGAGTCCGGCGAGGCCCCCGCGTCTACGTCAGCCCGGTAGCAAAAGCCAACCTGCTGCGGCTCGACATCGCGGCTGAATGCGTACCAGCTGCGCGCCTCGGACTCCATGAGCTTGCCGCGCTCCATGTAGCCATTGCTGTAGCTCTCGGCTCGCTCACCGGTGATGCGCTCGGCGGCCAGTCGGCGCATGAGCTTCGCGCGGGTGACCGATGGCGAACCCTTGGTTTTGCCCTCGGCCAGCACCGTCGAAAAGTCGCTCGCAGACACGATACCGAGTCGGCATGCGTACCATTCATCCGAGCCCTGTGGGCAATCGAAAATCTTCAGGCTCATTTCTTTGCTCGCTTGCTCTCAAGCGCGGCCTTGGCCATTGCGAACTTGGATGCCGGGATATCGGCCAAGCGATCGACCTTCATGTATGCCAGGAACTTCGGTCGATCTGCTTTCACCTCCTCTGCCAAATCCATCAGCTCAGTGACCTGATCCTCGCTGATGCCAGCTGCAACCTCATGAGTCGTTGCGTCGGCATCGTTGTCGCCTTCGGTCGGAATGCAGAAAGCCTCCATGCAGGCATACTTGTACGCCGCTGACATGGCCTTGTTGGATGCCTTGTCGCCGCTATCCATGGCCTCGCCTACCACTTGCACAGTGTGCTTTGATCCGTCGAGGGCCGACACAAAGTCGAACTCGACGTCTAGCACCACATAGAACAGCACGCCGCCGCTTTTGGTCTCGCGCTCCGTAACCACCCGAGACTTCACCCTCGGCAGAATCAGTAGCTTTGATTCCGCCAGAAATGGCGCCAAGGCGTTGTACACATCATCGATGCCGCGAAATTTGTAACCCTGCTGAGTGTTCTTGTTGTTCTTGCCGATGCCAACCTTTGCAAGCTTGGCCATGACCTCAGCGATTGCCGAGTATACCTGCGGTACGTTTTGAATTACTGCACTCAAGTGAAATTCTCCTAGTTCTGCGTGGTCGGTGTGATGTCGGTTACGGTGCTCATCGCGCACCTCGCTTCAGCCACTCGCCAAAAGTCATCCCGCTGTCGGCATCAAGAAACTCGTCGTAGCGCTTCTGTGAGCGCGTACGCTTTGGTGGGGCAGGGCTGTTCGTGTCGACGTACTCCCGTCCTCGGTCGGTCACCGCGAAGCAGTAATCGCCGCCGTACATTGCGCTGCTGCCAAAGTTGACCATCAGTCCCTCGGTGGTCATCTCAGTCAGCAAAGACCACACGTCCGAGTCTCTGCCCGCGACGTAGTGGCTGCGGTACTGCTGTCCACGTCCGTACTGGTCGACGCCAAGCGCGTGCTGCAGGATTGAGAGGCGTGTTTCGCTCATTGCTGTGTCACCTCAATTCCCGCCCTCACCACGCCATCCACCGGCAGCTTCTGCACCGCCGTGGCCAGGCACCGCGTCACCTCGAATTTCCCCCGCTGCATCGTCAGCATCTCCGCTAGCGCAGGCCCGTGGTCGGCGAGCGCAACGGCCCATGCCTGCTTGCAGAGCGCCGTCTCATCGGTGACGTACACCTCGAGCAGCACGAGGTAGTGCGGAGCGATGTCGCTGGTCGCGGCTGGTGTTGCTTGGAGGGCGAGTACTAGTCCGATGGATAGGGTTGCCAAGCGGGTCATTGCTGAATACCTCGCATTGCAATCTCCAGCCGTGCGCTCGATGCCTGCATGGAAATGACCGCCCGAGCAAGTTCTGCACGTAGATGCTGATGCTCCTCCTCGTCCTGCTTGCGATCACGGCTCGGTTTAATTGTCGCGCGCCTGAATAGTACGACCTTGCCTGAGCGCTCGCAGTCGATCTGGGCTGGTGTCTTTCCCTGATGCTGTCGCGGCGTCGTCAGCACCAGCAGTGCCGCGAATGCGGTGATGAGAGTTGCGGCGATCATGGCTGCACCAGGCTGATCACGGCCATCGCCAGCCCCAGCACGCCGCACATCGCCTTGGCGACCAGCAACTCACCTTGAGCCGTGTTGAGCCTCGGCAGACGCGGCCAGCAGCGCAGTCGCTCGCGGTCCCAGTCGGCGGTGAGCTCGCACTTTTCTGGCGCCGTCAGCCGGATGAGCCGGCGGCGGGCGGTCCGGAAGCGTTGGCTGATGATCAGGGCGGTCATTGCGTCATCCAATCGGCAATAGCTGGCAACTCGTGATCCAGCCGCATCGGCATGAGGGCGACGATCATGTCGTAGCCGCGAATCAGCAGCGCTGCATTAGCATCCTTCTGATACAGCCGCACCGGCTCCCGGACTTTCTTTCCAGACTCCGAAAATAGCGCCAGTGCGCGGCTCAGATACTCGGGGTTGAACTCCGCGAGGATTCCCGGCGTTGATTCGTCGGTTGGAATCACCTTCTGCCAATCTGGGTAGGTGTCATCGATAAATGCCGGGCCAGCTTGTATCCAAGCTGCATCTGGCACGTGACTTGTTATCAGCAGCTCAGCATGAGATTCCTTCGAGCGGATTCTCAGATACCCAGCATCGAACCGCTCATGGCGGATCGCCTCGCACAGGTAGTCATTGACCTGCAGAATGAACGGCTCTTTGACGTCTGAGTCAATGCTGCGGGTCACAGCGATCATGTGGCCGTTGGTTGCGATGAGCCTGCACCCATCTTCAGTCGGCTCGACTTTGATGCCTGACAGGTAATAGCGCGCATCGTTGATTGCGCGGAAGGGGATAATCCGCCGCAGATCCTGACATGAAATCAGGGCGTAGTTCTTCTCTGTTACTTGGTTCACTGTTGGACTCCAAACAACGGCCAGCGCCTCGCGTTGGCCAAAATGCACGCGGGCTCGCCGCGTAGGATGTATTGCCGGCCGCGCACGATGCGCACTTCCACGGGCAGCGAGTCGCGCTCACGGGCGGCGGCATACGGTGTGCGCGGGGCGTCGATCAGGGCGCGTAGATACCTTGGTCGTTTCATGGCTGCACCGGGGCGTCGCAGGCGGGTATGTGTTCCTCGATGAAGTCGGCGATTTCTGTGAAATTCAATTCAAGGTGATCGTTTAGATAGGCAAGGGCTCGTTGGATGCTGTTGATATGCTCTGGGCAATCATTCGCGTCCTCACCTTCATTCCATGGTCCCAGGAACGACTCGAACTCCCCTGAAAGAACCGATATAGCGGCGCAATCCATATCTTCCCTGTCCCGGCCAAGGACCGCATGGCACGCCACGCCCAGGCAACAGAACTCGTACTCGTCAAATCGCTCGATGCAGAGACAGCCGGTTCCCTGCTCGTACTCGCCACTCCTTAGCGCAGCCAGCCACTTGTCCTTCTGCGCCTGCGTCATGGTGATGCCGGCGAGCCATTCGGGTTTGATTGTTGGGATGTTCACAGTGTTGCTCCAAAGTACTGCCGCACCGAGTGCTGCAGAGACCATCCGAGGTAGGTGATACAGATGCCGGCCAGCACGAAGTACCAGCCGATGTTGCGGAGCGTGGTCATGCCCGCGCCCTCGCAACGATGCGAGCAAACTCAGCATCCCGTCTGCGCTCCTCGGTCAGCGGCAGAGGCCGGCCATCGGCCCACCGCAGCGCCAGCTCGGCGTCAATCGCGCGCAGCTGGTCCGACTGGTTATGCTCGTAGCTGCTGTCGTTCCCGCGGCTCACCAGCGTGTCGTGCATCAGGCGCAGGGTGGCGAGAGTGATGTGTTCGAGGGCGCTCATGGCTTAGGCGCCTCAACCCTCACAGCGATCATCCGGCGCACCAGATCCAGAGCGCTCGCCTGCAGCTGATCAACTGTTGGCTTTAGCGCGTCCCCACAGGCGTGCCCACAGGCGGCCCGAGCGGCGGCCCCAGCGGCGGCCCAAGCGGCGGCCCCAGCGGCGGCCCCAGCGGCGGCCCAAGCGGCGTCCCCAGCGGCGGCCCAAGCGGCGGCCCCATAGGCGTGCCCACAGGCGGCCCGAGCGGCGTCACCAGCGGCGGCCCGAGCGGCCTCCCCAGAGGCGGCCCCAGCGGCGGCCCAAGCGGCGGCCCCAGCGGCGGCCCGAGCGGCGGCCCCAGCGGCGGCCCGAGCGGCGGCCCCAGCGGCGGCACAAGCGGCGCGAACCTTCTGCCCTGCAGCGGTTGCGCCAGCAAGGTCTGCAATCTCCTCCATCGAGCGCAACTCGAGCGCGTGCGGCTTGAGCGACTCGACTCGATCGAGAAATGCAGGCGTGTGCACGCGGATTAACCAGTCGAGCGCCATGTACGAGCGGCGATCCTCAACTGCATGGGTTGATTTCGTGCCGATCAGTTCGGGGATCAGCGGCTTCAAGAGGCGGTCACGCTCCGCATCACTCGGCAGCCCGTCGTTCCAGGAGCGCAGGAATGCGGCGATCACTGGGCAGGAGCACTCCGGCTGATCAGAGAGCGGCAGGCCGGCGACGTACGCGACAGCCTCCATCACACATGCCTCGCCAGCGGTTATTTTTTCGGGCTCGTGGCTTCCGCTGCGCAGAGACCAAGCGGTTATCTCAGCCAGTCTTGTTTGAATTGCCATGTTCACTCCGTTAGTTTTAGCGATATCCCATCGAGTCAGCCCGTGCGACCTCGGGGGAGTCCTCGACACAGCCCCAGTCGCTGAGCATCTCTTCCAGCTCGCTCCGCGCCTCCCAGGCATCGGCACCCAGGCCAACACGATTGGGCTGCTCACCATCGGCGCGCCAGCAGGCGATCTCTTGGCTGCACCATTGGTATTTGATTGTGATGACCTGCCCGCGCACGGTGATGTGCGTCAGGCGCCATTCGAGTTCGGCCTGGATCTCGGACAGCTCGTCCTCGGTGGCGACCGCTGCAGACCCCGTGAGCGCCTCCAGGGCGGTCTCACGGGTGCGCAGCCATTCGGTGTCGGCAGAGCGGATGGCGTCGGCGCGGACTGCGGCGATGGGCGATAGGTCGGCGGCGCGTTGTTGGATGACGGCGCTCACGCGGCACCGCTGACGGCAGTCGCCGCGTCGATTGCAGCCAGCACGGCCCCGAGGGCAACGCTCGCTTGGGGCTCAGACTGCGCGGCGCGGCGAAGCTCTCGCTCGGCAGTTCGAAGAGCATCGATCATCTGAGGGGCTGCGGCGATGAGCGTGAAAATCTGAGGGTGATCCCAGCCGCCGACTATCGTGTCGAACTTTCCGGGCCCCCTCACGCGGCAGTAGCGAACCCCCGGCTCTAAGGCCGGCTCGATGTCCGGGTCGATCTCAAGGCGCCAAGGGAATCGATGACTGAGGTCGGGCTTATTGGTCGGCTGGCCTTCGTTGCTCTGGTCCATCTTGCGCTCCACTGGTGCTGTCGGGTCGATGGGCACATCATGCAGCAACGCGGATCAGCCGTCAACGCCTAATTGCGTACCCACGTCACATGTGCAATGATCGGCAACATGGAGAACCCAATACAGATTCTACGCGCACTCGTTGACCTCTGCGGCAGCAATGTCAACGCAGCTCGGCACCTCGGCGTTTCCCCTGCATATGTGAGCGACGTGCTCACCGGTCGACGCGAGCCCGGAAAGGGCATCCTAGAGCCTATGGGACTAGAGCGCGTCGTGACCTACCGCAAGAAGCGGGCGCGATGAGCGCTCACGGCGTAGTCTGGCAGTGCTCCTGCGGCGCCTACACCCCGATGGGCAGGCTGCTGTGTGAGAGCTGCGGCAAGGTTTTCGCTGGGCCGCTGCCGGACTACCACCGGCCGCCGGCGCCGCTCCACTCATCCAAGTTTCACTCCTGCCGTGTCTGTGGCCGCGACTACTGGTCGGCCAAGGACGCGCAGTTCTGCTGCTTCCTGTCGCGGCATCGCGAGGCGCGGCAGTGAGCGTCCGTCGGCGTCGCATCAGAGAGCGGTTGCATCGTGATGCGCGTCTGCAACGAGGCATGGCGGACTTCCTGTCAGCGCTGAGCATCCTGGAGCGCATCGAGGAATGCAGCGCTTGCGGTGGGGCCGGTGTCTTTGATGAGCCAGCGTCGGCCAGTCCGCGCACATTCACCTGCCTTAGCTGCAATGGATCTGGCGAGCATCTCGTAACAGACCAGCCCGCGGGACCAGAACACATCGTTGAGATGCTGGAGTCATCCAGATGACCTCCATCGGCCAACACCTGCGTGCCTCTCGCGAACGAGCCGGGCTTTCCTTGCGCGACCTTGCCCGCATCAGTGGCGTATCAGCGGCGTCCATCTCTCGCCTGGAAACGGGATGGGAAAACGTGACGCTCGACGTGATGCGCGCGCTGACGGACGCGCTACGCCTAGACATCGAACTCTGGTTTCGCAGCGACGTCGGCACCGCAGGCGCTGTCAACGTGATCATCTGGCACGACACCAGCGAGGACTTCGTAGTGTCGGGGAGGCGAGCAGCGTGATCCTCTCCACCCACCTGCGCAGCCTCGCCGCCACCGCCGTGATTTTCTCGGCGCTCCCGCTATGCCTACCGCACCTCGGCTGGATGATCCTGTGGCTGCTGGCGTGCTGCCCGTATCTCGTGCTCGTGATGATCGGCTGCATTGACATCGAGCACGCGCAGAAGACGCAGTTGTCGCACGAGGAATCCCCGGCGCACGAGTGGCCCGCAGAGGACTTCCAGTGATCCTCGCCATCCAGCTTTTCATCATCATCGCCGCACCGCTGATTGTGGTGGGCGTCTACCTCGCGCGCGTCAGGACGGCGCCGCCTCACCAGGAGTAGAGACTCAATGCGAACAGCAACACACCAGAAATGTTCCGGTTCCGATCTCGATCGACTGATCGCCAAGCTGGGCAGCCATCGTCCCTTCCTGGTCGCCTTCGCCAAGCGTCTCGGGGCATCGCACGCCGATGCCCAGGACTGTGCCCAGGTGGCGCTGACGAAAGGGTGGCTGCACCTCGATCAGTTCGAGGGAAATGACTACGACGTCGCGCTGCGTAAGTGGCTCGGCACCATCCTGAAGAATCAATTCTTCAGCGCCATCCGGCGCGACCGGGTGGCCGCGAAGTATCTCAAATCCATGTTGGCGGAACCCACGTGCGAGTGCCGCGGCGAGGCCTCCTATGAATTCGATCGGGTGATGCGCGCCGCATCGTCGCTGCCACCGTGCCAGCGTGATGTCGTGTCGGACCTGCTCGATGGCCTCGACTACCAGCAGAGCGCTGAGCATCGAGGCATACCGATCGGCACGGTCAAGTCGCGATTGTTTCGCGCGCGCGAGGCATTGCAGGTGGTCGCATGAGCTACGAGCAATTCATCGCTGAAAAACTCCAGCGGGCGGTAGCGGCTGGACTACGCGATATCCCGCCACTTCCCGGCTCGCTACTCCCACTGCAGTCGGCGTTGGTGCCCTGGGCGCTCAAGCGCGGACGGTGTGCGATCTTCGCAGACACCGGGCTTGGAAAGTCGCGGATGGAGATCGCATGGGCGGATGCGCTGCATTCAGCACTCGGCATCGACATCTTGATGCTGACCCCGCTGGCCGTTGCCCGGCAGATGGTTGCAGAGGCGGCTCAGATCGGAGTGCAGATCACTCACTGCCGGACCGATTTTGATGTGCGCCCAGGACTCAATGTCACCAACTACGAGCGCATGCACTTGTTCGACCCGGCGATGTTCGGCGGGGTCATCCTGGACGAATCGAGCTGCATCAAGCACCACGATAGCAAGACACTGCAGCGACTGCTCGAGGCATTCGCCAGCACTCCTTACAAGCTCTGCGCGAGCGCCACTCCGGCGCCGAATGACTGGACCGAGCTCGGTACACACGCGGAGTTCCTGGGCGTCTGCAAGCGCTCCGAGATGCTTTCCGAGTTCTTCGTGCACGACGGCGGCGAGACGCAGGTATGGCGGCTCAAGGGCCATGCTCGGCAAGCATTCTGGCGCTGGGTTGCGTCATGGGCCGCAATGGTTCGGAAGCCTTCCGACCTGGGCCTGGATGACGCCGCCTACCAGCTGCCGCCACTGCGGATGCATGAGCACATCGTGGACTCTGGCAGCGAGACGGCTGGGATGCTCTTCAAGATGGATGCGCAGACGCTCATGGAGCGTCGCAACGCACGCAGAGCAACCATCGAGCAGCGAGTCGCAAAGTGCATCGAAATTGTGGAGTCGGAGCCCGACGAGCCTTGGGTGATTTGGGGAGACCTGAATGCCGAGACCGACGCGCTGGCCAGTAGAATCAGCAATACAATCCAGGTTGCCGGCGCTGATGACATCGACACCAAAGAAGACAGGTTGCTCGGCTTCTCGTCGGGCAAGTATCGCAGACTGGTCTCAAAGAGCTCGATAGCAGGATGGGGCTGCAACTGGCAGCACTGTGCCCGCATGGCATTCGTCGGCGTCACGGATAGCTACGAGTCGGTCTACCAGTCGATCCGGCGTTGCTACCGCTTTGGCCAGAAGCGCCCGGTCGACGTGCATGTCATCGCGAGCGATATCGAGGGCGCAGTGCTCGCAAACTTGCGACGCAAAGAAGCAGACGCTAACGAGATGGCGGCGTCACTCGCAGCCGAGACCCGCAGCGCAGTGATGGCCGAAGTTTTCGGATCTGTATCAACCACCAACGATTACAACGCCACTATGCCGATGCGGCAGCCGTCGTGGCTAAGGACAAAAGCACAATGAACTGCATCGACCAGGACATCGGACCGAGCTGGGCCCTATACAACGGTGATTGCGTGGAAGTGCTGCGAGGCGTGCCAGACAGCAGTGTCGACTACAGCATATTTTCACCGCCCTTTGAGTCGCTTTACACTTACAGCAACTCACCGCGTGACATGGGAAACTGCTCATCTAGCGAACAGTTTTTCGAGCACTTCGGTTTCCTGCTCACACAACTGCTACGAGTCATGCGCCCGTGTCGAGACATCAGCGTGCACTGCATGCTGCTGCCAACCAGCAAGGCAAGGGATGGCGTCATCGGACTGCGGGACTTTCGAGGCGAGATCATCCGTGCATTTGAAGCGCATGGATTCATTCACCATTCCGAAGTCGTGATCTGGAAAGACCCCGTGACCGCTATGCAGCGGACAAAGGCGCTCGGGTTGCTCCACAAGACCGTGCGCGAGAACGCTAGCATGGCGCGGCAGGGCATCCCTGATTATTTGGTGACATTCCGATCACCGGGTGAGATCGGGCGCCGCGTGACTCACACTGCAGAGGACTATCCAGTGAGTTACTGGCAGAAGATCGCCAGTCCAGTTTGGATGGACATCGATCCGAACGACACGCTGCAGTACCGCTCGGCGCGAGAGCACGATGATGAGCGCCATATATGCCCACTCCAGCTAGAAGTGATTCGACGTGGCATCCATCTTTGGACTAATCCCGAGGACGTAGTGCTCTCGCCTTACGCCGGGATCGGCAGCGAAGGCCACGTCGCTAATCAACTCGGCCGCAAGTTCGTCGGGGTAGAACTCAAGCAGAGCTACTACGAGCAGGCCAAGCGTAACCTTCGTGCCAGCGTCGATCAGCAGGATATGTTCGCATGAGCGCGCAGCAATCCCCGATGGAATCGCTCGAACGGGGTGGGGCATGAGCAATCGCCACGGCTACAACATCAAAGCACTGCGCCTCCAATGCTGGAAGCGCCAACGCGGGCATTGCTATTTCTGCGACGCCGTGACGTGGCTTCCAGTCGATGGTAAGCCCTCGGACGCTCTCATGGCTACGCTGGAGCACCTGATCGACCTGGACCTTGGCGGCAGCTGGCACGGCTCAAACCTCGCGTGCAGCTGTTACGGATGCAACAACAAGAGGGCCGCTGAGAAGCATGCGGCTCGAAACGGGCAGCGCGACCTCATTGCGCGCTACTCAAAGCCGCGCCGCAGAGTTCGCGCGGATGATTCCTGCAACTGCGGCGACACTGGCTGCGACGGCATGCAGTGCCAGCGGGTGCTAGCATGAAGAAAGTCTACATCTCCGGCCCCATCAGCGGCATTCCAAACGGCAACGTGGGTGCTTTCATTGATGCCTACAACGCGCTCAAGGTAGCTGGTTACGATCCGGTCAACCCCTACAACAACGGCTTGCCAGGTCACGCCACATGGCACGAGCACATGCGTGCCGACATCCGCATGCTGCTCGACTGCGACGGCGTGGCGCTGCTTCCCGGCTGGTACAACAGCAAGGGCGCGCAGATCGAGCGCCAGCTTGCGTATAGCCTCGACATGGACGTGCGGGACCTGCAGGAGTGGCTCTCATGAGTTCATTCCCCATTGGTGAAACTCCGAAAGGCTGGCAGCGCGGCAGCAAGATTCGCATCGCCATCCAGCCGTCCGGAACGGGCCAATACTGGGCCCTCGCAGAGGACATGAACTCGGCCGAGGGCTTTCGGCGGATGATGTCCATGCCTACCTCGTCTGACGATATCGCCTACATCACATTCGACTGCCAGCAGCAGATGGCCGACTGGATTCACTGGTGGACTTTCGGCAAGCAGCGCACGTCCACCGGCCCGAGCAAAGCAATCATCGGTTTCAGCGACTTTGAACTGGACGGCAGCACATGACCCCCACCCAATTCGAAACCCTGCGCTGGCTACGAGACGTGGGCGGCGTGGCCGTGGCCTTCGGGGAAAAGATCGTCTCGCCGAAATACCTGGAGCGCGAGACGCGGCGCAGGAAGTCCAAGGACTACACGGCCGGCGCACATCTTGGCGACCACGAATACACCAAGCCCGCTGTCTCAGCCCTCCACCTCGTCCAGCGCGGCTGTATCGAGGCCAGAGGCGGGCAGCTGCACATCACAGAGCGCGGGCGCGCGGAGCTGAAGCCGTGAACATTCCGACGAGCAAAGCCGACAGAGACTGCCTGCGCAAGCGCGGCTATTGGACCGAATCAGCCGCTAAGCAGGTCATCGATCAGGCCAAGTTCACAGACAGCCCTTTGAAGCCCGTGCGAGCCTACAAGTGCACCCACTGCCCGCGCTGGCACCTGTCTAGCCGGCCTGATAGGTACGCGAAATGAGCGAACTACAGGACGCTGAAAAAAGCATCACCCGCTGTTGCCATACCTTGAAAACTCTGTAGGATATATTGCCGGCTAGGAATTGGCTGATCCCCAGTCCCGAAAAGCTGTTCTTGTCTGCCTCATCGTCTTTACGGCAGCCGGCATCCTCCCTAAGACCGAGGCGACGATGAGGATCATTTGAACAACACCCAAGTCTCGCCCGAAGTTCCCGCCACGGTCTCATTCGTAGACCCGGAACTTCAGACCGCAATCACCTACACCACCGTCGAGCTCGCCTACGTCCGGCAGCTGCTCGCCCACCGCGGCGGCAAGTGCCCGAGTCTCGTCACTGACGAGCTCGAAGTGCTCGCGCGGCTGGCGGATCTCAAGATGCAGGCGGGGCGCCCTTGAGCAAACAGCCTTACATGCCGTTCTTCTTCGGTGACTTCCTTGCCGCGACTGCTACATGGGATGGCGAGCAACAATCGCTATACATTTTGCTGCTCGCATACCAATGGTCAAGTGGCCCTCTGCCTTCAGATCCAGCGCGCATCGCCAAGATGTGCCGCTACGAGCGCAAGCGCTTCGACACGCTCTGGCAGACCGTATCAGAGAAGTTCGCCTTGACCGCCAAAGGCTGGGTAAACGATCGGCTTGAGCAGCATCGCGAGCGCGCCAAAGAGATATCAAAAAAGCGTGCGACCGCCGGAGCAAAAGGCGGCTCTGCATCCAAACAAAAGCAGGTATCTGCTTCAGCAAAGGTGGTCAGTTTGCCCAAGCAAAACGGAAGCAATTGCTTAGCAAGTGCTTCGGGTTTGTATAGCCATCCAATCCAAACCAATCCAGAAGAAGAGGAAGAGGTAAGAGGGTTACCAAGGAGGGAGGTATGAAGGAACCACAGACGGTAGGTAGTACCACCGAGGTGGGTATGTACCCCCTTCTTGGTAACCCTCCGGAAGGCTCGCGGCCGGCCGAAAATTTTCTCGACGAATTGCCAGACATCGCCAGCATCCTGCGCGACTACCAGCGGCAGCTTGTTGCCGAAGGATCGAGGGCCATGCGTCGGCACCGCAGGCTGTGCTGGCAGGCCCCGACCGGTTCCGGCAAGACCGTGATCATCGGCGCCGTTGTCGCTGCGGCGATTCTGGCTGACCTTCGAGTACTCATCCTGGCTACCCGTACCCGCCTGGTCCGGCAGCTCCACGAGCGCTTGGACGCCTACCGCATCGAGCACGGCATCCTGGCTGCATCAATGCCCGGCTACGTGAACTGGTCCAAGCCAGCCCAGATTGCGAGCGTAGACACGCTGTATCGGCGTGGCATTGCCGACCGCAAGATGCCCATGCCGATCGCTGATCTGGTGATCTTCGACGAGGCACACCTGGCACTCGGCATGAGCCGGCAGAAGATACTCAACGCCTACCCGCATGCATGGATCTTTGGTTTCACCGCGACGCCGGCCAAGACCAGCGGCGCCTCGCTGCGCGATCAGTTCGACGAGCTGATCCTTGGTCCCTCGGTCAGCGACCTGATTGCCTCTGGCAACCTCGTGCGGCCGCGCGTGTTCAACCGCCCGGTCGTCACCGCCAAGGAGCTCAAGGCGGTTCGCAAGGATTCGAAGTCGGGCGACTACGCGAACGGCGAGCTCTCTGCGGTGATGTCTCGCCCGAAGCTGGTCGGCGATGTGGTCCAGAACTGGCTGCGCATCGCCAACGGAAAGCGGACCCTCGTGTTCGCTTGCGACAAGAGCCACGGTAAGGGACTGGTGGACGAGTTCTTGCGCGCAGGGGTGCCATGCGAGCAGCTGACCGACAACGACGACGAGGAGACGCGAGAGGAGGTCATAGCGCGGCTTCAGCACGGCGTCACGCAGGTGGTCGTGAACTGTTTCTTGCTGAGCTACGGCATCGACATCCCGGCGGTCGAGTGCGTTGTGTTGGCGCGCCCCACGAGGAGCGTGGTGCTGTATCTGCAGGCGATCGGCCGCGGCATGCGGCCAAGCCCTGGCAAGGACGTGTGCTTGCTGATCGACCATGGCCGGGTGGTGGAGAGCTTGGGCCCGCCGGCGTACGACCGAGAGTGGTCGCTCGACGACCAGAACGCCAACAAGAAACAGGCCGACCAGTTCCAGCGTGAACGCAAGTCGGTGACAGAGAAGAACCGCGACTGCCAGGACTGCGGCTGTTCCTGGCTGGTCAGCGAGGAGGGGAACAACTGCCCACATTGCGGATGGCAGCACAAGCCCAAGGCGAAGGTCATCGAGGTCCAGCAGGCCGAACTCATTGCCGGCGTAGAGGACACGGCAGATTTCGGTGCCATCGATCGATTTCACGCGGAGGCGTGTTGGTGGTACCGCGAGCGATGGCCAGACCGTTGGCAGGCCAAGCAGAACTCAGGCCGTTTCTGGGCATGGGTGCAATGCCGCACCAAGTTCAAGCGTCCGGATGACGAACGGATTCCTTCGCGGTACTGGCGGCATGACCCGAGAGAAACCACGCCAGAGGTTCGAGGCTGGCTCTTGGCCCAGCAGATTCGCTGGAGCAAGCGGAGGCAGGCAGCATGATGCCGCGCATCGATGTCGAGATGATTCATCAGCGCCTCGGCGCGACCGGATGGGTGAATGCGCTAGAGCGCGCCGGCATCGACTCCGCGTTCCTGCGTAAGAAGCACGGCCCATGCCCTGTATGCGGCGGCAAGGATCGGTTCAAGTTTGACAATCGAAAGGGTCGCGGAGATTGGTTCTGCAACCAGTGCCGGCAGGGTGACGGAATCACGCTGCTCATGAAGGCCAAGGGCATGGATTTTCTTGCAGCCTGCAAGCTGGTGATGGAGATCACCGGCATTGAGCAACAGGATGCGCCGACAGTTCCGGTCGGTCGCGTGTCGCACGCTGGAGCTCCAGTGGCGTATCCGACATCGAGAGTCAAGACGCTGCTCGAGCAGAGCTGCGCGATTCAGGATTGCGAGCCGGCACGCAGATACCTGCAATCTCGGGGACTGTGGCCGCTGCCTCCAATGCACAAACTGCGAGCGCATCCGTCGGTGGATTACTGGGAGGAAGGCGAGCGCGTTGGACAGCACCCGGCTCTTTTGGCCGCAGTCCGAGACATAGGCGGCCAAGTCGTGACTGCTCACGTGACGTATTTGCAGCAGCATGGCGCAAAGCTCGCTTCCTACGAGCCACGAAAGATTCTCTCTGGCATGCAAGGAAGGGCCGGATGCGCGGTGCGCCTGATGCGCATTGGTGGCGAGACACTCGGTATTGCGGAAGGCATCGAGACCGCATTCTCTGCCGCCATCATCCACGGCACGCCGGTATGGGCTGCGCTGAATACCTCGCTGTTGCAGAAGTTCGAGCCGCCAGCTGGCGTCAAGCGCGTGGTGATATTCGCAGACCGAGACATACCTGGAATGGACGCAGCCGCGAAGCTGATGCAGAGGCTGCAGGGTCGTGTGCAGTTCGAAATGCAGATGCCATCCTGCAAAGACTGGAACGATGCGCTGATGGAACGGATGGAGTGAGCAGCGCACCTCCAAAAAACTGGCGCGAGATTCGCTCAGCCGACGGCGAACTGCTGTATCTAGATCGGCTCTGCGGCCGGTTTTGGATTCGCTTTGAACTCGGCGAGTGGTGGGCGTACTACGACGCTGAGGCTCGTGGATTTGGATTTGGTGTCGACATCGGCAAGTGCCCATCGATGTCGCAAGCGCTGCACCTCTGCCGCGAGCACATGATCGAGACGGGCATGGATTTTTTCGTACCAACGTAGGAGATGACGATGACAAGTTACAACGCACAGATTCGAACCAGCCAGTATGTCAGCCAGCCGCAGGATGTGCCTGCAGCGCCGCATGGCGGCCTGGTTTCCATCACCGCCGAGATCGTTTCCGGCCGCGCCGGCCGAGTGCACGCAATCGCCGACCGCGTGAGCGCACTCGCGAACCGCATCTACGGTCATCGTCCGCAACCGGTAAGCGCTGACGGCGGGACCAAAGACGTTGGCAGGCAAGCCGATGCCGACCGTCTGCATCAGTCCATCGAGTTCCTCGACGCCGGTCTGGCGCGCCTCGAAGACGAACTGCAGCGCGTCGAGCAGCTCTGAGAATCATTCGCTGAGAGTCAGTCGCGCCAGCCAGAATTTTCTGCGCTGGCGCTGTTTGACGCATAAGTCGATGGTAATATCTATCACGAGGTGATTTGATGCAAAGACCGCTCTGTGTGTTCCATGGCTCATGTGCTGACGGATTCGGCGCCGCATGGGTCGTGCGCAAGTTCTTCAACGGCGAGTGCGACTTCCATCCCGGCGTCTATCAAGACCCGCCGCCCGATGTGAACGGGCGCATCGTCATCCTGGTGGACTTCAGCTACAAGCGCGACGTGCTGCTGGAGTTGGCCAAGAACGCATGGGGCGTGCTGCTCATCGACCACCACAAGAGCGCTGCGGAAGACCTGAAAGCGGACGACAACTACATCGTCGACTTCGGCGGCTACTCTGGCCGGAAGGACTGGCGCCGGTTCCTCGAATGCTCACAGATGGACCGCTGGGAGAATGCGCAGTACGCGCGCGTCTACTCGGTGTTCGACATGCAGCGGAGTGGTGCTGGCATGGCCTGGGATTTCTTTTTCCCTGACGACCATCGCCCGGCGCTCATCGATCGCATCGAAGACCGCGACCTGTGGCGTTTCTCGATGCCTGACACGCGCGCCGTTCAGGCTGCCGTGTTCTCGTACCCGTACGACTTCGGGGTATGGGATGCGCTCGCCAATGCCGACATGGCTAAGCTGCGCACAGAGGGCGAGGCCATCGAACGCAAGCACCACAAGGACATTGCCGAGCTGGTCAAGTCCCTCCGCCGCGAGATGATCATCGGTGGCCACTGGGTGCCGGTCGCGAACCTGCCGTACACCTTGACGAGCGATGCCGGCCATCTGATGTGCCAACCCTATCAGTCGCTGAACCTTCAGGGCGAGATCGTCACGCCGCCTTTCGCGGGGTGTTACTGGGATACTCCAAGCGGCCGCGTGTTCTCTCTGCGCTCGGTCGATGGTGGCGCCGACGTATCTGAGATCGCCAAGCAATACGGCGGTGGCGGTCACAAGAATGCGTCAGGGTTCCGTGTCCCGCTCGCTGAGCTCGCCGAGAGGGGTCTGCTGTGACCAAGCTCCAAACCTCCCACGGCTCCGAGACCGCCAACGAGCGCCGTGCCAGCGGAGGTGCGGAAGTGATGCGTGCTTGGATCGACTGCGAATGGACCGATTACAAGGGGCGGCTGATTTCGATGGCCTTGGTCGCCGAGAATGGCGCCGAGTGGTATCAGGAGATGGCGTTCGAGATCGCGTCGTGCGACCCATGGGTGTTGGCCAATGTGGTGCCGCATCTGTCGCGCTCACGCCCGTTGCGGGCTACCGACTTTGGCAATGAGCTCGGCTCATTTCTTCGGAGTCTGGGCGGCCGGGTGGAGATCATCGCCGACTGGCCAGAGGATATAGCACGGTTCTGTGATGCGCTCATCATTGGTCCGGGAGTTCGCGTAGCCACATACGACCTACGCTTTTCTCTCATCGATGCGAATGGCGCTCAGTCGGCAGTCCCGCACCATGCCCTGCATGACGCGCGAGCGATTCGTGATTGGCATTTGCTAGCGGAGGTGGGCCGCGGGCGTGGGGACTGCTTTCCGGAGAGTCGCAAGTGAAGGGCGTCACGAATCGAAAGGCCAAGCCCGACTCCCCAGCCCTGGCACTACTGCGCGCCCTGCTAGCCGACTACGATGCAGCCAGGAACAGCGTGGACCGACTCTGGTCGCTCGAGCGCCGGATTGAGCAGATTCGCAGGACGGTGGAGGCTGTGCAGTGAGCATCCCACGCTACGCCGCTCGGGTCGACGCCACGCAGGCCGAGATCGTGGAGGCCATCCGAAAGGCTGGGTGGAACGTGGTCCAGCTCAAGCATCCCGTTGACTTGCTCTGCGACAAGAACGGCGTCATCAAATTGCTCGAGTGCAAGACACCGAAGGGCAAGCGCTCGCCAAAGCTCAAGCTGCGCAAGGACCAGCAGGCCCAGGCCGAGTTCTGCCGTCGGACCATGACACCCTACGTAACGACGGCAGAAGAGGCGCTGAGAGCCTTGGGCGAGATCTAGGGCGAGTACCAGTTCGCCGACTGCGCCCGGCGAGCCTCGCGGCGAATCCGCAGCTCCGAGAGCCGCAGCCGCACCTCGGCCCAGATGAGCAGGCCGAGGGCTGAGACGCCCCCGGCCACGAACAGCAGAACGACGAACCCGGCCAGCATCGTGAGGTTCTCGATCATGGCACTTCCTCGACCCCGAAGTGCGCGAACATCTCGCGCGGCGGGATGAAGCGGTACGTCTTGCCGTCCTTGGTGAATGGCTCGGGCGGCGCGCGATTGAGCATCTCGACCGCCTGCTCATGGGAGCGCTGCAGCGAGACGAGAGCATGGTAGGCCAGCAGCACGAAGGTGTCAGAGTCGTTCAGCCCTCGCACTTGCGCGGCTTCCATGACGGCGTGGATCGTGGTGCAGTCGTATCGCGCATCCTTGATTGCCCTGCGCATCTCGGCGATTGTGGTTGGCCGAGATCCGTCGGCCCGAAGTCCAACGGATGGCATTGCGTCGATAAGTCTCATGGCTGTCTCCTTGCGCGGCCCGCGGGCCGCTGTTGGTGAACTACCCACCGCATGGCCAGCACAGCCACGTGGGGCACCGGGTGGCGCTCATCGCCACTGAGCCAGTACTCGACTGTCCGCTGCGACACGCGCAGAGCTGCGGCCGCCTGGGACTGGCTCATGCCGGCCTGCCCGATGAGGGTCCGCAGGTCCTGACGGAGTTGGGGTTGGTCGCTCATGCCTGCACCTGCTCATTCAGTACGCCGAACTTTCGCTCGCTGGCGTTGAAAAATGCGGGCAGACCAGCAGCCTTGCAGCGGCTCACCCAGCTAGCCATGACGCCAGCGCTTTGATACTGGTCGCAGACCAGCCACTTGCCTTCGGTCGTGAACTCGCGCACGTCGGCAAGATTTGCCTTGCCGACGATCTGTCCGATCTGTGCAAGGGTGAAAGTGGCCATGCTGCTCTCCAGGTTTCTGGCCGCAGGACATCTGCGGCATGGGTGGTACAGTACCGCAATCCGTTCGGGACCGCAATAGTTTCGGCGTGAGTATTTACCGAGGCGCGTCATCCTCGGCCACCACCTGCGCGTAACTCATGGCCCTGTGGCGCTCTGAGAGCCTCCTGCAGTGCATCGACAGCGAGTGGATGGCTCGGGTCAGGCGCAGCTGGTCTCGCGCCGTGGAGCCCTACGAATCACGCCATCCCACGGGTCCGGCCACTGAGCGCGAGCCAGGTGAGCCGGCAGGTGACTGGCAATCTCGCCGTAAGGGTCATGGGCACAGACTGGGCCCTGCAACGGGCCAGCCAGATACCAGCAGCCGTCCTCGCCCCAACCGCATCGCACGCCGCGGATCTGCGCGGCTGCGACGAATGCGGCGACTTTCGGCGCGTAGTCGTCTGTAATCTTGGCCGCTGCATTCGCGGCCTCAGCGATTAGGACGGCGCCGTCAGGGCACCAAGGCGAGACCGGCAGCTCAACCCCAGTCGCAGCCTCGATCTGAAGCTGCACCAACCGTAGTGTCTCCTCGGGGCCCATTATCGACTCCTCCGATGTGGTCGTGCGTTATCTGCGCGGGTTCCGCCCCGTGCCTCATTGGCAGCACGTGCTCGTGCTGGAGCGATCTGCTCCAACTTGATTCTGGACCGAAACTGCTTTGCTCTGGCGTCAACCTCGTTGCCAAACTGGGCTGCCTTTTTGGCAACGCATGGCTCGCATCGACAGCTCAGCCGATGCTGCAGTCTTTCACAGGCTGGGCAGTGGCAATTTTCTTTGTGCCTCATCATGCCGGTACCAGTTCGCCATGTGCGGCGGTATGCGCGACCATGGCATCGTCATAGGCGATGCCATCGATCACAATCATGCCCGCCTCATCGGCGAGTTGCTCCAGGCTCAGGGGGCCCTGCCTGAGCTCGTGACGGCATTTGCCGCCAATGTCGGCAAGGTTTCCGCCACTGACCTCGTAAGTCGTGCCGTCGAGCGCCACAGCCATGGTGCGCGCGTCCATGCAATGACGCCCCTCGGTGAGCTTCTCGGTGACGATCCATCCCTGAGCGGCCGCGTAGGTCGCTTGCGAGTCCAGGAGGGCAGCGGTGTGCTGCTGCTCCATGCTGACCTTGGCGGCGCCGGCAGCCGCCACCATCTTAGAGACCAGCTTGCGCTGCTCCTCGAGGCACGAGCCTACAATCTCCCAGAACGAGAATTTACCGGCTGACCCGATCTTTCGGGTCACAACAGCGCGGCCTTCGCGGGCCGCTGCCTCAATCTCAGCCAGCGCCCAGGCTGGCTGGGCCTTGGCCGGCACGTGGTGGCGATGGCCATCCACAGTAAGGATGTTAGGCCGATGATCGCCGACGAAAAGATCCGTCGGCTGACCGAGCGTAGGCTCGCCGTCGGCCGGAATGAATCGTGCGGGCTGCTCGCGCCGCTCGTTGTTGTCCCAGTGTGCCATCGAGGTTGCTCCTCCGGCTGCGTGGTTGCTGCCGATGGGTGCAATCTACCGCAATCATTGCGGCTAGGCAAGCGGTGCCGTGTACGTAGTTTCCGAGGGATGAGTTTTTTCAGGCAAAAGCATTCACTGATCCTTAGGGAACCCCCACTGTCCGGGGTCCGGCTGCCGCTGTGGATCAGGGCATGGTGCTTGGTTCAGGTGGACTTGGCAGCGCAATTCGCAGATCCGTTCGCCTCCATGGCACTCGGACGGTCCCCACCGGCGGGAAGCTCCCGCGGGCTTTGTTCCACTAACCTGCTTTCAGCCTGTAGGCTCCTGCGCCCTCAAGCTCGGTCGGATCAGGCCCGACGCTGCCAATACACTCGGTTTGTATCGCTCGCGTATGCGTTTGGAGCGCCCGACTGACGGGAACAGCAGATCAGAGTGGAACTTGGGCAGGGGCTGGGGCATCATATGCACCGGGACCATGTCGCGGTCTCACCGTGGCTCGGACTGCTGTTACAGACGGCCACTGCCGCAGGAGCTTTCGTCGGCTCACTGCGGTGTTGAAATCATACCCGCTAGTTGCGCAAGTGGCTAGCGGGTATTTTTTCGCCCACGTCAAGGGCAATCTGCTACTATTTGCAGCATGAATCGAAGTGCTGAGAATCCCTGATGGCTGGCCGCAACTACACGTCGCATCGTCCAAAAGCGCATGCCATCCACGACGAATTCCAAGACCGCTGGATATTCATCGAGCCGGTTGTGATGGGCAGTCGCGAGCAGGAGTTCATGCGCCGTTTCGCCGCCGGCCGCAGCATGCAACAGATAGCCCATGAGATGGGCGTGTCGGAGCGCACTGCCAGCAGCTTTTCGACAGACCTGCAGTTCAAATTTCAGGTGACAGGGGTGCGCAAGCTGTTCCTGATCGCCATTCAGCTCTACCCAAGAGCTGCCACTATCGGAGGGCGCGCCAGATACAGCACCCGGGAGCCGTCTACAGTAAATGCGCCCGGAACTGCCCCGAGGCGCGCTCTCTGACCCTTCCACCAGAGATCCGAGCATGAAGAAAATCGCAGGCGAATCGGAAATCAATCTCTATGGCTGGATTCTATTGGCCATTGTGTTTTTGCTGGGCATTGGAATTGGCGTAGCTGCTTCGGCTCAAGATGCGCAGTCGTTGGCTCCTGTGGATCCTGCCTTGAGCCCCCGCCAAACCTCACGGCTCACCATCGAGTGGGCCGAGGTGTCGGACATCAAGAAGCTCGAGGACAAGGCCATTGAGATCCTGCGCCGCACTGGCGCCGTCACTGGCGAGCGCATGACGCTCCAAGAGGCGCGTGCGTACGTGAGGCTAGGCGAGGATGGCCAGCCAAATGCGAACGGCTGGACGAACATCGCAGTTTGCCTGGAGTTGGTTGCGACTGACCGCTTGCGAGGGATCGTGCAGGCCAAGGTCGAGCGGGTGCAAATCGAGCGGGTGACGCCATGAGCTCGCCCGTGCTCGTACGGACGGATATCCAGCGCCGGGCGCTGGAGGATCTTGTCTCAGGGCAGACCGTGGCCCAGATCGCATTTAGGCGCGGCTGCACCTCGGAGGTCGTCTACGCGCAGCTGACCAGAGTGAAGCGAGCCAACAAGCTCGGCACCATTGACGACCTGCAGGCTGCCGCTCGCGCCCGTGGAGTTGCGTTTGCCGAGGGCAAGTACAGAGGCGGCAACACCAGCAAGCGTCCTCCTGCGGATGTCCTGGAGCGCTACGCCGGCATGCTCGAGCGCCGTGAGATCAGCCGCGCGCAGGTGGCCAGGGAGTTTGGCGTCTCGCTGTCGACGCTGAGGCGCTGGCTTCCGACGGCGGGCAATGATGAGCCTGCAGTCATCAAAAAGCCCGATATCCGCGAGTCGTTGGCCAAGCCTCTACCGCTCATCGACCGGGAGGCGCGCAGCCGGGAAAGGCGACATCGCGAGCTAGCCAAGCGCGCGGCGCTCCGGGCAGAGATGGCGGGCAACTGATCCATGGCCAGACCTAGAGTCATCAGCGACGACATGCGCGCTCGGATACTGGCGGTGATCGAGCTGCGCAGCAAGCTACCGAGTGACCAAGAGCTAGCGGCGGAGGCCGGCGTGACGCGATCGGCAATCCGCCAGTTTGTGCTGTGGCATCGCGGACAGACGACGGTCCAGAAAAGGCGGGCAAAAAGATCAGAGTTAATAGCATCTTGTGCAGTTTCAGGCGCTGAAAGTGCATGTATGATCGGGTGTCATGACCGATCTGACGAGACAATTGCAGGGCCGTGAGATTGCAGATTTATCCTGCAACGGGACCACGCTGCTGATTCGGACCAAGTGCGGAACTGACATCACCGTACGCTGGGTCGATCACAACGGCGTCGCCATCAAGGGCAAGCCGATCATAGCCAGCAAGGGCTTTCGGCTGAATTGCCGGGACTTCAGCGGTCTGGTCTACGGTCCAGTGACCAGCGGTATCAGGAGATGACGTGGCGAGCTATCAGAAGCACCAGGACTTCGTAGAGCAGGTACTCAAGGGCGTTCACAATTTCAGCAGTCACACGCTGAAGATGTCCTTGCATAACACCGCTCCGACCGTAACCAACACGGTCTTCGCCAACCTGACTGAGATCAGTGCTGGCAATGGCTATTCAGCGGGCGGCGCCACGCTGGACAGCGTGACCCTGAGCGAAACATCAGGCACTGCGAAGGTCGTGATTGCCGACGAGGTAATCACGGCATCAGGCGGCAGCATCGGCCCCTTCAGATACCCTGATTTCTACAACGACACTCCAACTTCGCCAGCTGACCCGCTGATCTGTTTCTTCGACTACGGGTCGTCGATCACTCTTGCGGACACCGAAACTTTCACGGCCGACCTGTCAGATTCAAATGGCCTTTTCCAGCTTGTTTGAAAATTTGTGAGCAACCGGAACAGTCAAGGCATCTAGTGAGCAGGTTTCAGAAATGAGCGATCCGACAGCATTGATCCGAAAGACCGCCGGGGACACCTCGGCCCTCGACGCCGTGCGCAATCGCTACGCCGACCTCTGCAAGCTGCGAGACGCGGCGAATGCCAAGGCCGGCGACCTGCAGGCAAAGCTCGATGCGGCCAACCTGCGGGCTGAGACGGCGCGACGCGAGGCCAACGAGTACGCAGCGCAGATCCAGAACATCCGCGGCGGCGGTGAGAACTGGCTCGCGCTCAAGAAGGAGATCGGCCAGCTCGCGCGAATGCTGGGCGGTCTGTGATCGCATGCCGCGAGCCCTTCGCATTGGCCATGCCCTGACGAGCTACGACACGTCGTTTCCGGCGACAGAGAATCCCCTGTCTCAGTCGAGTCGGTGGCGCGTAGGCGGCGTGACTGGCTTCTACCGCAATCCTCGCACCACATCGGGCCGGTGCTTTGCCGCATCGTTCGTGACGCCCGACGAGTACGACGACTGCCTTGCGCATTTGCAGGGGCATGCAATCTCCGCCAACCACTACGTCGAGGGCACCATCTACCGCGAGAGCGGATACGACACGCCGGGTGCCACGCATGAGGTGGGGCTATACCTGCGCATGACGATCGGCGAGGAGTTCGTATCCGGCTACGAGTTCCTGTTCGAGGCTCAGGGATCGTTTCAGGTCGTACGGTGGGAGGGTACGCACCACACCATCGACAACTTTTTCACCGGCATCGATGTCAGCGGGAGCAGCCCCGGCGCGCTCTCGCATGGCGATGTGGTTCGGGTGGAGGTGGTTGACGACGAATTCGCGGCACTGCTCAACGGCGTGGAGTTCGCGAGCTTCACGGACGACACCTTCTCCACTGGCAGCCCTGGGCTTGGCTTCTTTGTTCGCGAGGGCAGCACGACGCCCGCGAATTACTGCTTCTCGCGTTGGCGAGCAGGAGCTGCATAGATGCGCGTCTACGTCATGCCGATGATTGGCACGGGCGGCTACCAGAATCCCAAGCGGCCGAAGTACTCGACCGCCATGGGCGCGTACAGCTTTTCGCAGTACACGCCCGACATGGTGTGCACGGTCGCATGCGACCCGAGCGTAGGGCAGCAGACTGCGATCGCGCTGGATGCCCAAGTGATCAACTACCCATCCAACCTGGACAGCCTTGTGGTGCTCGGCGCTCTGCTGGGATTCTCGAACGCGCACGAGTCCTACAACATCCCCTGTAACTGGCTGGTGATCGGGATGAGCTATCGCGTGGTGGCGCGGCGCGTGTTCACGACCATGGCCCTTGCTCACCGGATGTTTGCCAATGGTGAGCAGTTGAGGTCCATCGACCTCGAGGACCCAATCAGCGACTACCAAACGGATGCCCTTGCGGCCTTCTACCAATCCATCGATGACCTTGGATTGAGCGCCGCGGGGATCTCAAACGATGACACCCTGCGCGTGGCTATCGGTAAGGTCGTAGAGCAGGCCGACGAGACCGAGTTCGACTTTGGGGCCATCGGCACCGTATGACCGTGCGCGCGTACCTCATGCCCACGATCACGCAGGCCGAGGGCCGGTACACAGCCAAGCGCGGCAAATACGTGCGGCTGCTGTCCAACAGCGCTGTCATCCACTACGGCCCCGAGCCGTACTGCATCGTCATCTCGGACGTGGATGCCACACAGCATACCAACGTGATGGCAAACGCTGATGTCCGGGCACTCCCGGCAAACCTGGACGGGACCATAACCAATGGCACGCGCACAACGATCGTGAACGCGCTGGAGGCGGCGAACATCCCTGCGCAATGGGTCTCCAACGGGATGACGTTCCGCGTGTTCCTGCGCTGCCTCGTTGGAGTATTTCGCATCCTGCAGGGAGTGCACGGGCGCAAGTTTCGACTGCTGCAAGCTGCGCTGAATGACCCGCTGAGCTCGCTACCGGCCAACGTCCGCCAAGCGCTGCAAGAGATCGCGCAGTCGATGAGCCTTGACACGACAGGGATCACGGCCAGCACCACATTGCGCGCAGCGCTGACGGCGCTAGGTAATCAGTTTGCTGACCGTCCAGTGCATTACTCTGGGGTGTCGCTGTAGTGGCCAGCGACAACTTCAACCGAGCCAACGAGAGCCCCATTGCCTCGCCATGGGGAGCGTGGGGCAGCTTTGGGACTTGCAGGCTGGTATCCAACGCATTGCGCAACTCTGCCGGCTCAGACTCTGAGAGCGGCACGCTGTACGGCTCGAGCAGCGCCCAGTCCTCGCAGCTCGACTATGTGAGCGGCACCACTGACGGCGGGCCGGCGCTCCACTGCGGCACTGGGCCAGATGGCTATCTTGTCACCGCATACAACGCCGTCGAGGTGTTCATTTTCCGCGTGGACGACGGCGGCTACACCGAACTCGGCCATGCCACCGGCGTGTACACGGCCGGACAGGCCAATCGCATTCGCCGAAGCGGCGGCGACCTGATCTACAGCAAGAACGGCTCGGACCTTTTCTCGGTCAGCGACAGCACCTACACGGGCGGGAGTCCCGGCGCCTTTTCTTATGCTGGCGATCTCATTCAGGACAACTGGACAGATGGTGCATCCAGCGCCGCGTACACGCTGACAGCTGAGCAAGGATCGTACGCACTCACGGGGCAGGCTACTGGGCTGCGTGCAGCTCGTCGCATCACCGCCACACAGGGCAGCTATGCCCTCAATGGCCAAGCTGTGGCACTGCGCATGGGGCGCGCCTCACTCACCGCTGCACAGGGCTCGTATGCCCTCAACGGCCAGTCTGTGACGCTCACCGGCCCCGAGGTCAGCTACTCGCTCACCATGGAGCAAGGCAGCTACGCCTACACCGGATCGGATGCGGCAGTGGACAGCGAGATCAACATTGAGTCCGGCAGCTACGCGCTCAATGGCAACGACGTTGCACTGCGCGTCGGTCGAAAGACATCGATGGCTCAGGGCAGCTACAGCCTCAACGGCCAGGCGCTCGCCATTCGAGTCGCGCGCACCATGACCATGGGGCAGGGCAGCTATGCGCTGAGCGGCCAGAGCGTCCAGTTGACGCAGCATGACCCCACGCCCGTGATCACCATGGAGACTGGCTCCTACACGCTGGATGGCCGCCAGGTGGCGCTATTCGGTCCTGGCGGCAGCAATGCCTATATCACCTACAGACCTAACGATCCCTTTGGCTGGTGGAGACCATGAGCGAAACATATTGCGCAACCGGCTCGGCTGCTGCTGACAACGCCGTTGTGTTCACGGTGCCATTGGGCGCATGTGAGACTTTCGACACCTTCCAGATCGGCAGTACCGCTGGAGCAATGGATGTGTTTGGGTCTGGAGACGGCACCACTTTCCTGAGTGACGCCATCGCGATGATCGACCTGAATTCGACAACGCCAGCAACTGCTGTAGTTGAAACCACGGCAGGCAAGCATTTCGGTTTCCGTGGCAAGTACCGTGCGATTCGGGTGCTGCAGAAGGGCGTGACAGCAGTCGTTGGCGCTTACCTCAACGCCTATCAGGCGCCTTGATTCATGCCAGCTGGACGACCAAGCGGCTTCGACCCGGCCATGTGCGCTGTGGCGAAACTACTCACAAAGAACGGCGCCACCGATCGCGAGGTGGCTGAGAGCCTTGGAGTTTCAGAGAGCACCGTCCACATCTGGAAGCGCGAGCATCCAGAATTCCTACAGTCCCTAAGGCTGGGTAAGGACGAGGCTGACGATCGTGTCGTCCAGAGCCTTTACCGTCGAGCTACAGGCTACAGCTTCGACAGCGAGAAGATCTTCCCGCCCAAGACCGGCAAGAAGCCAATCCGAGTCCCCTACGTCGAGCACATCCCTCCCGACGTGACAGCATGCATTTTCTGGCTCAAGAACCGCCGCCGCGAGGAGTGGCGCGATCGGCATGAACTGACATCGCCGGATGCGGTGTCTTTGCTGGACGTGCTCAAAGCGTTGGCAGAGAGGCTGCCGGTATGAGCATCGCTGCTTGGCCAACATCCGCCGTACAGAGCGCAGTGCAAGGCAGGCATAACTCTTTCATGAGCGGATCGATGTATGGCCGGCCCGTGTATCTCGCAATCGTCCAGGGGAGTCAGCGATGCCCGCCAAGCGCAAAGTAACCGATGGCCACGCCCAGCTGTTCGCGTTGGTGTTCTTTGCTCGCCAGCAGATCCCAACGGACAAGGAGCTCGCGAAGCTCTCGGGCTGTGCTCCTGAGACCGTGCGCAACTACATGCGCATGATGAGACAAATGTCTGTCGGTTCGCGTGCGGCGCCGGCAGGTACGATGTCGATCGATGGCTGCCTTGCCGAACTCAGTAATCACACCCGAGGTCCAGAAATGCCTGGACCGCTGGTACCCATTGGCCGCAGCAGGGCAGACGCTCGAGAGCGGGCTGCGCGGGCATCCGAGACAGGATGCGCTGGTCAGGGAGCAGCGGCGGTTTAAGGTCGTCCCTGCTGGGCGGCGTTGCCTAGAGGCGGGCACGCTGGTTGCGACTCCAAGCGGACCACTACCTATCGAGCTGCTGCGCGTTGGTGATGCCGTCATCGGCTACCAGGACGGACGCAAGCAAACGACGGTGGTCACGGCAGTGTGGGACAACGGCCGGCAGACTGTCTTCCCTATCTACGATGGTGAGTCAAAGGTCCTGGCGGCCACCGAGACGCACAAGCTATGGGCTTGCCACGAAGACGGCTCGTACTTCGAGCGCGTCCCAGTCAATCGCCTCGCGAATCATCTTGTGCTCAACGTCGATGGGTTTGCGACTCGCCTTACCGTTGGCGCAGTCCCCCATGTTGCGCAGACCTACGACATCACTGTAGGCAACGACAGCAACCTGTACTGCCTCGCCAACGGCATCGTCACAAGTAACAGCGGCAAGACTGAGCGAGCCAAGCGCTACATCGCGCGCGAAGCCTTGCGCACGCCAGGAATGTATTTCATCGGCGCCCCGACCCACGACCAGGTGAGGCGCATTTACTGGGCCGATATGAAGCTGCTGTGCTTCGCCGCGCTTCTTGGCCCGCGATCCATCAGCGAGGTAGATCTCACGATCAAGCTGCCCAACGGCTCGCTGATCTGCCTGATTGGATTCGACAAGCCCGAGCGATTCGAGGGCGTCCCATGGGATGGCGGCATCATTGACGAGGTGGCGGACCTCAAGACACGCGCGTGGCCTGAGAACATCGCGCCGGCCCTGGATACGGTGGATCCAAGCAAGCCGAATCGTCGCGCATGGGCGTGGCTGATTGGCGTGCCGGACGGTCTGAATCACTACTACGACCTTGCCGAGTACGCGCGTACCAGCGGTGATGCGGACTGGGGCATCTATCACTGGAAGTCGAGCGAGATTCTGCCGGCCGATGTGATCGATGCCGCCAAGCGCCGCATGAGCGCGCGCCAGTTCCGTCAGGAATACGAGGCGGCATTTGAAGGCGCGAGCGGTCGTATTTACGAGGATTACGGCGACGGCAACCTGACCACCGAGGAATTACAGCGGCACGAGCCGATCGCATGGATGCACGACTTCAACTACACCCCGCTGTCGAGCGCCATCGGCGCGGTTCGCGGTGGCTCCCTGTATCTGATGGATGAGATCGTGCTGGAGTCTGCGGTAGCCCGGCAAGCGGCTGAGGAGTTCGCCGAGCGCTACAAGGACCACGAGAACAAGACCGTGACCGTGTATGGAGATCCGGCGGGCAAGGCTGGCGAGAAGCACGGGCAGGTCTCCAACTACACCGCCATCGAGGCGTATCTGCGAGAGCGCGGTTGGAGCGTGAGCCGCAAGGTCAAAGCTGCGGCGCCAGCCATTCGCGACCGGCAGAACGCGGTGCGCGCCAAGATCTGCAACGCCGTCGGCCATCGCAATCTCTTCTGCAATCCCAACCGCGCGAAATGGGCGCACAAGGGATTGAGCACGGTACAGGTCAAAGAGGGCTCGACGTTCCTGGAGGACGACAAGAGTCAGTACCAGCACATCACGACGGCGATCGGCTACTGCGTGGACTACGAGTGGCCGGTGTTGATCGACGCCAATATCAAGCCGCAGATCGTGGTGCCAGTGCCGAGCGTGAGCCACTTCGGGAGAAATCGATGACCGCGAAAGAGAAGGCTGCAGCTGTCCTGACCCTCAAGGACGCTGACAAGATGACCGCGAAGGGGCGCCGGCAGATCGCCGCTTGGCTGCGTAAGCAAGCCGATGCGCTCCAGGCCGAGGGCAATAACTATGCGAGCCGGTTCCGAGCTCGCTACCTGTACCGGTGAGTCCATGCCACGAATGCTTCGCGTGAAAGAGCGCGCCGACGGCTGGTCCGACTGGATGATGCCGGTCATGGCCAAGTACCACATGGCCTGCTGTGACTGCGGGCTGGTGCACACCATGCAGTTTCGCGTGATGCGCGTAGCCAAGAAGTCCGGCAAGTTCAGCGAGGGCCCGGACGTGAGCAAGAATCACCGCGTGCTGTTCCGCGCCCAGCGCAACAATCGATCCACCGCGGCCGTGCGTCGCAAGAAGAAGGCAAAGTGAGCGACCGACGCAAACTAGGGAAGCCAGACATGCCGCTGTCGACCGACAAGCCCGAGAATGCGCCGGCGCCACGGCCGGTGGTAACACAGACGCCAGTCGAGCGAGCGCATACGGCGCAATACCGCGTTGTCTCCGCCGTGGTTGCGCACATGCTGACCGCCCAGGTTGAGGCGCTACTCGCCGAAGGCTGGCAGCTCCAGGGTGGCGTGTGCACTGGGGAGTTCCATGATCCTGCTCGCGGCCAGCGTGTGCCAGGGCTGCACCAGGCATTGGTGAAGCTATGAGTCCGAGGCAGTTTCTCGAACGAAACGTGATTGGCATGGGCGGGGTAGTCCCTGCAGGCTGGCAGTATGCTGGCATGTCATGTCGGTATGACATTACGATGCATCGACACGTCATCGAGCTTGATGGAGACGTGATTTGCGAAGCACCAGGACACACCGGCATTTGGCAGTGGTGTTCCCATGGTCTAACGGATCATCAAAGCAAGGCGCTCGACTCTAACGAGCACCTGATTCCAGGACCTGTACAGAAGCCCGAAGGCTTCGACCTGCGCGAGAAGCGCGCATCGAAGAATGGCAGGGCGAGCGATTGGACGCCGGCCGATGCGGTCTACGAGGCAAGTCGCGCTATCAAAGACAAGGAAGTGAGCGAGCTGGTGGTGTACTGGTGGGAGAAGGATCCCGAGACCGGCGATCGATTCCTCAAGTTCTGCAACGCCACTAGCAGCCGGCCTGAGCACTCATACCTGCTGCAAAAAGCGCTGGCACAGGTCATCGGATGAGCATCTACGACCGCATTACCGGCGCCGCGAAGGCTCTCTTCGGCAAAGAGAAGGAGAAGCCAGCGCCCGGCACGAAGGCCGCCAAATGGGCCGAGGTTCATGCTCGTGCGCTCCATGGATTTCGGTCCTCATGGAATGCCACGTGGGAACAGCGACGCCAGTCCTTGGAGGACCGCAAGTTCGGCACGATTGCGGGCGCACAGTGGTCGGGCCATGCGTTCGAGTTGCAGTTCGAGAACAAACCGCGGCTCGAAGTGAACAAGGTGCATCTCGCCGTGGTGCGCGTCATCAATGAGTACCGAAACAACCGCATAGACGTGCTGTTCGCCCCGAAGACCGGCGAGAAGGCGGACAAGATCTCGGATACCTGCGCATCGCTCTACAGAGCCGATATGGAGGACTCGCTGGCCGAGGAGTCATTCGATACGGGCTTCGAGGAAGCGGCGCTCGGCGGGCTTGGTGCGTGGCGCCTGCGTGCCGTTTACGAGGACGACGAGGACGCAGACAACGACTGCCAGCGGATGACGCTGGAGCCGATCCAGGACGCCGACCAGCTGGTGTTTTGGGATGCCGACTGCCGCACGCAGGACAAGTCACGCTGCAAGCGCTGGTGGGTGCTGAATCCGATGACTCGCGATGCCTACCGCGAGGAGCATGACGACGATCCAGCGACATGGCCCAAGGAAAGCTGGAACACCGACGGCTTCGAGTGGACCACGCCCGATATCGTCTATGTCGCCGAGTACTACGAGCTCGAAGAGACTAAGGATACGGTCGAGATCTGGGAGCAACCGGCGACCGGTGAGCAGGTTCGCAAGATCAAGAGCAAGCTCGATAGTCAGGTGCTGGAAGAGGGCGAGATGAGCGCCCGCGAACAGCTGGAGGCCAGTGGCTATGTGCTGATCGACGAGAAGCGCACGAAGCGACGTCGTATCCACAAATGGCTGATGTCTGGCAATGGTGTGCTGGAGGACTGCAAGTATCTCCCCGGCAAGATCCCGCCCGTCATCACGGTGTTCGGCAAGCACTGGGTGGTCGACAACCGCGAGCACTGGCAAGGCCATGTGCGACTCGCTAAGGATGCGCAGCGGCTCAAGAATGTGATGCTTTCGAAGCTCGCGGAGATCGCCGGCAAGTCGAGCGTGCCGAAGCCGATCCTGCACCCCGAGGAAATCGCCGGCCACCAGAAGATGTGGTCCGAGGACAACATCAAGGACTATCCGTATGCGCTGATCAATCCCCTGCGCGATGTTTCCGGTAATCCGCTGTTCGGCCGGCAGATCACGAACACACAGCCGCCCTCGATCCCGGAGGCGCTCGCGGCCCTCCTGCAGATCACTGAACAGGACCTCAAGGATATCCTGGGCAACCAGCAGGAAGGCGAGCAGCTGCAGCCCAACGTCAGCGGCAAGCTGATGGAGATGATCCAGGACAAGCTGGACATGCAGGCGTTCGTCTACATCGACAACATGAAGAAGTCGGTGCGCTGGACTGGGCAGGCGTGGCTGTCGGCCGCGAAAGAGATCTACGTTGAGGAAGGCCGCAAGATGAAGGGCGTCGACCGCAAGGGCGAGCCGATGCCGATCACGATCGGCCAAGAAACGGTGACTAAAGATGGTGCACGTGTCGCTGAGAACGACATCACCGGCGCAGAGCTCGAAGCCCGAGTCGAAGTCGGTCCGACCACGGCAAGTCGTCGCAAGGCGATCGTGAATCGACTGATGACCATGATTCAGTTCGTGGACGATCCTGAGGACCGAAAGGTCATTCTCGCGATGGCGTTCGCGAACATGGAAGGCGAAGGGCTACAGGATGTGCGCCAGTACTTCCGCAAGCGCATGGTTCGGATGGGCATTGTCGAGCCGACCAAGGAAGAGGCTGCGGATCTTGCGAAAGAGCAGCAGTCACAGAAGCCTGATCCGAATGAAGTCTACCTGCTCGGCGAGGCTGAGCGGGCGCAGGCCGAAGCGATGGAGAAGCGCGCCAATGTCGTGCTCAAGGTTGAGCAGGCCAACAAGGCAAAGGCCGAGACCGCCGAGATTGTCAGCAACATCGACCAGCAGCAGCAGGACCAGGCGTTTGAGATCATCGACCGCGTGGCGCCGAAGTTGACCGCGGCAGCGGAGCAGCCGCCAGCTGTGAATGCTCCAGAGACTGCACCAGCAACAACGCTGAGAGACCAATAAATGCCCACTGAGACCGAGACCCCTGAGACGGAAACCACGGAAGTAGTACCGGCCGAAGTTCAGGCCGAAGCCGAGCCTGCCACTCAACAGGAGGGAGAACCGGCAGACGCCGAAGCTTCAGAGCTTGTTGTGTCGTTGGGCGATGAGCCGAGCGAGCCTCCGCCCAAGGAGGAAAGCAGCGTCATTCGTACGCTGCGGCAGATCACCAAGAGTCAGGCCAAGGAACTGAAGGAATTGCGCCAGCGCGCGGCGCCGGCCGAGGATTCGCCCACGGCGAAGTTGCGAGCCGAGCCGACGATGGAAGCTCACGACTTCGACGCTGATGCTTTCAAGGAGGACTGGCGCAAGTGGAACTCCGAGAAGGCTGCATTGGAACGCGCAGCTGAGGACAAGAAGCGATCGAAGCAGCAGGCGGAAGAGAGCGAGCGCGCGGCATGGAATGCCAAGCTCGAGGTTCACGCCAAGCGCAGGGCAGAGCTTCCCGTGAAGGACTACGATGCTGCCGAAGAGACAGTCTTTGACCTGTTGGACGAAACACAGCGCGGGATCGTCATCAACTATAGCGACAACTCAGCGTTGCTGGTATACGCTCTCGGTCGTAACCCTGCGAAGCTGTCCGATCTCGCGGCGTGCAAAGACCCAGGTGCGTTCATCAAAGCGATGACCAAACTGGAGAGCAATTTGAAGACGTCCAAACGCCGTCCTGAGACCAAGCCCGAGACGCGCATCGAAAGAGGTGCGGCCGGGGTTTCCACCAGCAGTGCATCGGAGCTCGAGAAGCTTCGTGCTGAGGCCGAAAAGACCGGGAATTACACCAAGGTCATGGCCTACAAAGCTCGGTTGAAGACTCAGGCGGCGAAGTAACGCTTCGCTCTCAGGCATCTCCCTGAGCGAAGCCCGAACAACTTCGCGCAGGGTCAAATAGATGTCGAATGATTTCAGCAAAGAGGAACGCGTAGCCTTCGAGTCGATCCTCGAAGGGTTCCAAGATGCGCTCATCCTGAGTCGCATGGTCACCAAGTACAACGTCGATCCTCAGATGAGTGAGCGATCCTCGGATGTGATCTGGCGCCCGATGCCTTACATCGCGCGGTCTTTCGCCGGCCGCGATCAGACGGCGAACTTCCAGAAGAACACCCAGCTGTCCGTGCCGAGCACAATCGGATTCGAGCGCAGTTCGCCGTGGACCATGAGCGCCACCGAGCTGCGTGATGCTATCCAAGAGGGCAGCATTGGCAAGGCCGCATTCCAGAAACTGGCCTCCGACATCAACACGGCTGTGATGGATGTGGCGAGTGCCCAAGGCACGTGCGTCGTCACCAGCACGACCTCGGCTGTCGGGTTCAACGACATCGCACTTGCCGAGGCGGTCTTCAACGAGATCGGCGTGCAGACTCAGGATCGGCACATTGCCCTGTCCACGCGAGATTACAACGGCATGGCGAGCAATCTCGCGAACCGCGCGGACATCTCGGCCCAACTGTCTCAGGAGGCATGGCGCCGGTCCTACGTCGGCCAGGTGTGCTCCTTCGAGACATGGAAGCTCGACTACGCCAACCGCATCGCCGCCGCAGCCGGCGGTGGCTCGATCACGATCAGCACTCTGACTGCGAGCGCCAACAACTACGTTCCGCGCAGCACCCGTACGGCTGTCACCGGCGAGTCGACCAACGTCGACAACCGATTCCAGCAGGTCACGGTCTCGAGCACCACGAGCGTTGCCGCTGGTGACTGCTTCACCATCGCCACTTGCGAAGCCGTGCACCTGATCACCAAGCGCGCCACGGGTGTCCTCAAGACCTTCCGAGTGATCTCGGTCGACAGCTCCACTACGATGACCATCAGTCCGCCGATCATCAGCGGAGCCGGTGGCACCGATGCGGAACTGCAGTACCAGAACGTTTCCATCGGCACTCGCGCATCGAACTCGGCCATCGTCTTCATCAACTACGATGCGGCGGCCATCAACCCGTTCTGGCACAAGGATGCGATCGAGCTCCGGCCGAGCAGCTACGTGGTGCCAGAAAACAGCGGCGTCAGCGTGATGCGCTCGACCACCGACAACGGCATTGAGGTGGTGTGGACGAAGGCCTTCGACCAGAAGACTTTCGAGACCAACTTCCGCGCTGACGTGCGGTTCGGCGTCACCAACAAGCAGCCGGAAATGACCGGCATCATGCTGTTCAGCCAGACCCCGTAATCCGGGCTTTCATTCAGAGGTTCAACACATGGCATCCGGATACGTATACCCGCTGGCTACCAAGACCATCTCGGTTGCGGCGTCGGCGAAGATCGGACTCAAATCACAGGGCAAGTTCCGCGTGTTCCAGCGCGCGGGCTACCCGAACGTGCCGCCCTCGCGCGTCTTGCTCGGAGAGTACAGCAACACCACTGTCATTCTTGGGACGTTCTCTACCTCGGTCGCGACCGACATCGACGTGGAGGCAGTCGAGGCCCAGGTTTTCTACGACACGGGCACGGCGCCGGACGTGAGGCAGCTTGATATCGAATACCAGCCGACTCCAAGCGCCAAGACCGTTGCTGTCACTCTCACCGCGGCAGAGTTGCTGACCAAGATCGTTACCGGTACCCACACCACCGGCTCCACGGCGGCCTACACGCTGCCGACTGGTACGCTCATGGATGCGGCGGTCGACTTCGACGTGAACGATAGCTTCGACTGGACCCTGATCAATCTGTCGGCGGCGGCGGCCGATACGATCACCGTCACTGCCGGTACCGACCATACCGTGGTTGGCACGATGGTGTGTCAGTCGGCTCACTCCACGACAGGACTCATCCACGGCAATGCGCTGCAGTTGCGCACCCGTAAGACCGCGGCGAATACCTTCGTCACCTATCGGCTGGGCTGATCCTTGGGGCGCTTCGGCGCCCCGCCTCTTATGGGCTGGACCAAGCGCCAATTTCTGGAAGCGGCCTACGAAGAGATAGGCCTCGCCGGGTACATCTTCGACCTGTCTCCAGAGCAGCTACAGACCGCGGTCCGGAAGATGGATTCAATGGTCGCGTCATGGAATGCGCTCGGCATCAGAATTGGCTACCCGGTCGCCAGTAATCCCGCCTCGATCGACATCGATCAGGAGACAGGCGTACCTGACTCTGCAAACGAAGCCATCTACTGCGGCCTCGCAATGCGCCTGGCGGGTGGCCTTGGTAAGCAAGTGACCGCACAGACCGCGGCGACGGCTCACAATGGCTATACGGCAATGCTCACGCGCGCTGTGCAGGCCATCCCGGTGCAGATGCCGCGCACGATGCCATCGGGCCAGGGCAATAACCGCTACCTTCAGGGGCGGGTTTTCGTGAATCCGCCATCTGAGTCGATCGATACCGGGCTCGATGGCCAAATCGATGACATCGAGGTTTGAATGGGCACGCCGATCAATCTACTCACGGCACTCGATGAGCTCGCCGCAGCCGATGCGCTGGTGGTCTACTCATCTTCCAATGGTGACGCACGCCGAGCCTCGCTGACGACGTTGCTGTCGTTCCTGGAGGATAACCAGAACTTGGCAGCGCGACCGTTTTACACCCAGTACAGCGCGCCAGCAGCTGGCAACACGGTGCAGGTTGCAGCATCCTTCAGCGATGCCGACGGATCGGAAAACGTGCACCTTATTTTGACTCCGGCCGGCACTCTCGCGACGCTGACCATCAAGCTCCCGCTGTCGAGCGCCTGCGTGGACGCGCAGGAAATCATCGTCAACTGCACGCAGATCGTGACCACGCTTTCGTGGGATGCGAATGGAGCCTCGGATATCGTTGGAGAGCCGGCCACGTTGGCGGCGAATGCGTTTCTGCGGTTGAAGTATGACGAACTGACTACGAACTGGTATCGCATCGGGTGACGCATGCAAATCCCGGTGTTGAGCGGGATCGCGAGCGACTCTAACGCAGAGTTTCGCACTTCCTACCCTGTCAATCTGATTCCTGTTCCAAAGCAAAGCGGAATTTCTCAGGGGTATCTGCGTCCAGCTGACGGCATTGTTCACCACGGCACAGGTCCAGGAATCGATCGCGGCGGGATCAACTGGAACGGCATTTGCTACCGCGTGATGGGCAGTAAATTTGTCTCTGTTGCAGAGAATGGCACGGTGACCACCATTGGTAGCGTGGCCGGTGGCTCAGATAGGGCCAAGTTCGATTATTCGCCGGATCGTCTCGCAATAGTCTGCGGCGGCAGCGCCTATTACTACAACGGCACGCTTACTCAGATTACAGATTCTGATCTTGGCGCAGTCCATGATGTGATATTCGTCGACGGCTATTTCATGTTCCCAAATAGCCAGTTCCTGATTGTCACAGAGCTTGCGGACCCGACATCCATTGATCCGCTGAAGTATGGGTCTGCGGAAACCGATCCCGACGAGATTCAAGGGCTACTCAAGGTGCGCAATGAGCCGTGGGCGATTGGCCGCTACACATGCGAGGTTTTCCAAAACATTGGCGGAGACAGCGAGTTTCCGTTTGCGAGAATCGAAGGCGCCATGATTTCGCGCGGTTCGATTGGTCGAAACTCTCACTGTAAGTTTGGCCCGACATCGATTGCGTTCCTTGGCTCCGGGCGCGGCGAGTCTCCATCTGTGTATCTCGCAGAGAACTCAATCTCGCAGCGCATTGCCACGCGCGAGATAGATACCATACTCCAGGGCTACACCGAGGCGCAGCTGACTCAGTCGATTCTAGAACAGCGTTTCGACAAGGGCCATCAGCATCTGTATGTGCACCTGCCGGATCGCACGCTGGTCTATGACGCTGCCGGTTCTGCTGCAGCCCAGGAGCCAGTATGGTTCGTGCTTGTTTCGACCCTTGGCGGATTCTCGCAGTACCGTGCCCGCAATCTGGTGTGGTGCTACGACCGCTGGTTGTGCGGCGATCCTTTGGAACTGAGGGTTGGATATCTCAGCAATGAACTATCGAGTCATTACGGGGACCACGTGCGATGGGAGTTCGCGACCATCATCATCTACAACGACGGCGCATCCGGGATCATGCACGAGATTGAGCTCGTTGCGTTGACCGGCCGTGTTGCCTTCGGCCTCGATCCTTACATTCGGACCAGCTACAGCAAGGACGGGCTTACTTGGAGCCAGAATAGAGCCATAAAAGTTGGCGCTCGAGGGGAGCGCGACAAGAGGTTGGTCTGGCGCCAGCAGGGCACGATTGGGCATTTTCGCTCGCAGCGATTCCAAGGTGACAGCCAGTCATTTGCCAGCTTTGCAAGGCTTGAGGTGCAAGTCGAGCCGCTTGCCTACGCAACCTCCTAATGGTTGACGGACTGACACCAGATCCGAAGCCGCTCAGTCGTGAGCAGCTTTCCGTATTCCTCAAGAATCCTTTGGCGGTGCGCACATTCGAGAGAATGATGGCGCGCGTAGGCGTCGAAATGCCAGCAGAAATGCTGGCGTTTTTGCGGAAGGACACACTGACCGCGCGCGGCGACATGTTTGTTCGTGATGCGACTGATGTGACGCGCCTGCCGCTCGGATCGAATCTCAGGCTGCTGCGATCGAATGGTCTCGATGCAATATGGGAATCGATATCTCCGACAATCACTCTTGGCACAGATCTGAGTGGGAGCCTGACTCTCACTGACTTGTCAGGCGGTGATCTGAACTCCACCATTGTTGCCAATGCAGTCAGCAACGAGAAGCTCGCCGACATGGCTGAGGGCACCATCAAGGGCAGGGCCGAAGGCACTGGAACTGGTGACCCGACTGACCTCACGCCATCCCAAGTTGTAGCGATTATTGACGGCGAGGCTATTACGGGCCTGAGATTTCTGCCTACTAGTTCCAGCGCAGGGACAAATTCACTGTATCTCTCGGCCGCGAATACTCCGGCTATCTCGAGCAATTCAACGCTAGCGATGTCCTGGGACAGTTCGCAGAACGCACTCGGGAAGGCCGCCATACTCTCCGACAGCGCCACAGCAGGCGTGGGCTATGCGACTGGTGCCGGTGGGACGGTCACCCAGATCACGAGCCGTACGACTGGGGTGACTATCAATAAGGTGTCCGGAGCGATTACGCTAGTGTCCGCTGCAGGCACTGCGACATGGCAGTCCTTCACGGTCACGAATTCGGCGGTAGCGGCTACCGACGTTATCGTGGTCAACCAGAAGTCGGGCACCGACAAGAACATGATTCATGTGACCGCAGTTGGCGCCGGCAGCTTTGAAGTCACCTTCGCAACCACCGGCGGGACCACTGTGGAGCAGCCGGTTTTCAGCTTCGCGGTCATTAAGGCTGTGGCGGCATGATTTCGTTGGTGATAGTATGTGGGATAGCTGAGCGCCATACCATGGCACCCCTCGCATCCAGCGGCGATTCCAACCGGAGTCCGTCCGCTTGAGCGAAATCCTCCAAGGTCGATCGCTATCACTGTCGCAAGACGGCAATGGCGTCGTGCTGTCTCCTCCGCCAAGCTTCCCGGGAATCGATTACAGCGCGATTGAGCTCGCCATGAGGGCCCATGAGCAGGCCGAGTGGGAGTCCACCCACGAGCTATCCGATGGCCTGTATCTGCGCCGCACGCGCATCCCGGCGGGCGTCATTGTGCTCGGCCGGAAACATCGTAAGCCCTGCGTGAACCTGCTCCTGGAGGGCAGTGTGATCCTGTTCGCCCCGAATGGCGCGTCCACCGTGCTGAATGCGCCGCGTTGCTTCACCGGCCCGGTCGGGTCTCAGAAACTGGCATTCACGCTCACCGATATCGTGTGCGCCAATGTGTTTTCGGTCGATGGCCAGACCATCGAAGAGATAGAAACCGAGGTATTCCATTGAGCGGTGTAGCCACAGCAGTCACCGCCGGTGTAGTGGGCGTTGCCGGAGCCGTTGCCCAGGATAGAGCGGCCTCGAAAGCAGCCAAGGCTCAGAAGAACGCGAGCAACGCCGCGATTGCCAACGAGCAGGATCAGTTCGCGGCGATCCGTGAGTTGCTAGCTCCGTACGTCCAGGCGGGAGACAAGGCTACGGAGTCACAGCTAGCCCTGCTGGGATTGCTCGGTGATGATCAGCAGCGCAAGGCGATCATGAATGTCCAACAGGGCTCGGAGTATTCGACGCTGATCAAGCAGGGTGAGGAAGCGATCCTGCAGAACGCCTCTGCAACTGGCGGGCTCCGCGGAGGTAACACACAGGCCGCGCTGAGCGAATTCCGCCCGCAATTGCTGAATCAACTGCTGAACGAGCGATTTTCAAAGCTCGGTGATCTCGCGGGCCGCGGACAAGCGTCGGCAGCCGGGCAGGCATCACTCCAGCAGCAGTCAGCGGCTAACGTGAGCAACCTTATCGGATCCATCGGACAGGCCGGCGCGGGGCGTGCGATAGCCCAGGGGAACGCCATTGCTGGCGGACTTGGTGCTGTCGGCGATTCGGTGGGAACTCTTGCGACTCTCAGGCTGCTGAAGAGTTTCTGAGATGCCACAGCCATTCGACTACAGCCTCACCGTCCAAAACCCCGCAGCAAGCGTGACGCAGGGCATCCAGAAGGGTATAGGACTAGCCCAGGGGCTAACGCAGGTCAAGCAGGCGCGCACGGAAGCAACGGCCGCCGCGCAGGCGAATGAGCGGAAGACGGCTTTCAATGCGGACCTCGCGAAGATCTCTGCGGCCCCGACTGCCGCCGGATACGCGTCCCTGGCGGCGAGATATCCCGAATTCGGCAAGGTCCTGAAGGAGGGCTATGACGTACTCGGCGCTGAGGAGCAAAAGCAAAACCTCGCAGACGCGTCCTCAGTGTATTCGGCGCTGGCTGCCGATGAGCCTGAATACGCCGAGGAGCTTCTGACGAAGCAGGCAGAGGCACTGCGCAATGGTGGTCGTGAGCAGGAAGCGAAAGCGCGGGAGGACTTGGCTAGGCTCGTCAAGCTGAGCCCCGATACAGCGAGAACCTCTGCTGGACTCTATCTATCAACCGTGATGGGTCCTGAGAAATTCGTCGAGGGCTTCAGCAAGCTCGAGAGCGATCGACGTTCGCGCGACCTGGAAGGCGCTACATTGACCGAGGCCGAAGCAAAGGCGGATAAGGCGGCGGTGGCCGCGAAGTTCGCTGAGTCGGAGGCGGCTTTAGAGCTGCAAAAGAAAGGATACGACATCGAGAAGATTAAGAATGACATTCAGGTGTCGCGCGCCAATGTTCGGATTGCAGCGATGAATGCTGAACTGGCCAAGGAGTTGAACGCGCAGCGTGCAGAACTTCTGCGCTCACGCATTGCCGACGCGCAAATCAAGCGCGACGCAGACGTGCGCGATCGCGTGGCCAATGCTGAGTCGGCACGTGGACAGATTGATAACTTTCTGAACACTGCCGATAGAGCACTGGCTACCCCATTCAACGTCATCGAGAATGCAACCGGCTCTGTTGATTCGCGGCTTATCACCTTGCGCCAGTCCACCGCTGACTTTGAGGAATTGATTGACACGCTGGGCTCTCAGGCATTTCTTGCTCAGGCGCCGAACCTCAAGGGCATGGGGGCACTCTCCAATGCTGAGGGCGAGAAGCTGCAAACGGCACTGCAAAACCTCAAGCTGCGTCAAAGCCCGGAGCGATTGGTCAACAACCTTCGGGAGGCGCAGCGTTTGTTGCTGAAAGCTAGGGACAACATCTCGACCCGTTATGGCGTCCCGGAGACTGTCCCAGACACTCCCGCAGCAGCGCCGAGCGACCAGGAGACGAATGCACTGCTCGATCAATACCTGTTCGGCGGCGAGCCGATCGCGGGCGACGGGTGATCTGTGCCGAGCCGTCGCGAGCAAATCGCCATCGCATTAAAGCGCGCGCACCAAGCTGGTGATTCAAACGCCGCACGCAAGCTGGCTGCGGCCTACAACCAGACCGATGGGGCGGCTCCAGAGTACTTGGGCGCCCTGCCCGGAGAAGCGACCGACCCGGGATTGTTCGAAAAGTCGCTGCCGGAGCCAACACGGGCAATCGACGATCCGCTTGGCGCTGCAGTAGGCACGGTCGAGGCCGCAGGAACTCTCACGACGGGGGCCACCACTGGAGCGGCCGGCATGGTCGGGGGATTCCTCAAGGGGGTTGCTGAATCCATTCTGCGCGGCGACTTCGGAACGCAGCAGGCCGGCGAACTCATTGCCAAAAGCGCTGAGAGCGGAGCACAGGCGCTGACCTATGAGCCGCGGACAGAGGCAGGCCAGCGACAGGTCGCGGCCGTGGGTGAGGCGCTGGAGCCGCTGACGCCACTGCTGGCCGTAACGCCAGTGGAAGGCGCAGCGGCTGCCGCTGGTATCGCAGCTGCAGCCAGTCCGGTGTCAGCAGGTGCGCGGGCAACGGCGAGCAAGGCGGCCCAGGGAGTGCGGCAAGCAATCGGCAAGACGGAGCCGAGTCCTGGCGCCGCAGGACCCAGAAGCGCTGGCGCAGCGGATGTTGGCGCTGCCACCGTGCGCGATCAGCTGGCTCGCGAACTGCCAGTTCCGATCAAGCTCACTCAGGGACAAAAAACACGTGAATTCGGACAGCTGCAATTCGAGCGTGAGACAGCCAAGAACGCCAAGGTCGGCGGGGCAATGCGCGAGAGGCTCGATGAGCAAAACGCGCAGCTCGTGCAGAACATCGACGCTTTCATCGAGGGAACAGGCGGTGTTGCGCCGGATCTACGAAGCGTTGGCCTGAGCGTCGAAAAGGGTATTCGGGTCAAGGCGCTGCGGGACAAGCGTCGAATTCGGACGCTCTACAAGGAGGCCGAAAAGGCAGGCGAGCTGGAAACCACGGTCCAGCTGGATGCGCTCGCGAAGTATCTCGATGACTCCCGTTCGCTCGACGGCACTGCGAAAAACCTTCCAGCAGTCCGCGCGGAAGCAAAGCGTCTTGGAATTCTCGCAGAAGGGCCAGACGGCAAGCTTACCGCGCAGCCTACTACGCTCGCTAATGGTGAATTGCTGCGAAAATTCATCAACAAGGCGACCGGCAACGACAAGACGGAGCAGCTACAGGCGGTGGAACTGAAGAAGGTCTATGACGCGGCCACCAAGGACGCAGGCGGTGCCCTCTACAAGCGCGCACGGGATGCTTACTCGAAGTATCAGGACGATTTCGTAAATCAAGTCGCAGTCAAAAACATCCTAGGGACCAAGCGCGGGAGTTCGGATCGCGCCATCGCCTATGAGGACGTGCTCAATCGCACGGTCGTGTCTCCTTCCACCTCTCTAGATCAGCTGGAGGGTGTTTTCCGACTCCTGAACAAGAGCGCGCCCGGAAAACAGGCGATCGCTGACTTGAAGGCAGGAACTTTGGAGTGGTTGAAGGGCGAGGCTACGAAGAATGTCGGCACCACCAGCGCTGGCGACAAGGTATTCAGCGCAGCCGGCTTCAACAAGGCTATCACCCAGCTCGACAAGTCCGGGAAGCTTGATTTTGTCTTCGGCAAGAAGGGCGCCGAGCAGCTGCGCACCCTAAATGAGATCGCGCAGGATGTGCTGACCGTACCGGCTGGAGCCGTGAACACCAGCAACACGGCGAGCGCCTTAGCGTCCATGGCAGATTTGGTTTTTGCCTCCGGGACTGGTATTCCGGCCCCGCTCGCCAGCGCCATTAAGCTGCTCCGAGGTCAGATCAAGGATGCCAAATTGAAAAAGCGACTGGATGAGTCACTGGGTAATAGCTCTGGTACCGATCAATGACCAAGGTCACCGACCCGTACATCTTCCTGTCCGATCGGCGTGGCAATGCGCTCGAGTCAGGCCACGTCTACATTGGAGCGGCCGGTCAGAACCCGCAGTCCAATCCCATCCAGGCATATGCGGATGAGGATTTTCTCATACCCCTTGCGCAGCCGATTCGCACTCTGGCTGGATACCCAGTCAACGGCAACTCTCCGACGCAGGTCTTCGTCAACGCCGATGACTATTCCATGGTCGTGCGTGATAAGCGCGACACGCTGGTCCTTTCGTCGCTGACCTCCGCTCCCGATGTGCTGACACGCAGCGAGCTCAGTGCAATCCTGTTTGAGCAGAGCCCGGCCGAAGCAGCCGTGGGCGCGGTGCCGACAAGCTTCGAGTACTACTACGGCGATTGTCGGCGGTTCGGCGTGTCCACTGCCGCCAGCGCCGCTGCCAACGCCGCCGCATTCAATGTTGCGCTCTCTGTTGGCGGTCGCGTCTATATCGACGCGCCGGGCACCTACGTCGTCAATGACAACATCTACGTGCCGAGCAACACGCATTTGTACATTGGTCCGGGCGTGACCATTCAGGGCGCTGCCAGTAAAGCCTGGATCTCGACCGGGATCATACTGATTGATGGCAGTGGCAATGTTAAAGTTGAGATAGCCGGCATCATCGATGGAAATAAGGACAACAATCCTACGGGTCGTGCGTTTGGCGTCGAAGTCAGGTCGTCAACTGACGTAACAGTATGCGGCAGCGGCAGCATCATTAACTGCCCGGCGCAAGACGCTACCGGCATCAACGGAGGCGATGGCGTCTACGTCGGCGGAGCGGGGAGCGCTCGCGTCACAGTCCGTGATCTGCTTCTAGACTCCAATGTGCGTCAAGGCATTTCTATAACACGATGCCTGGACTTCTCGCTGATCAATTTGCGTTGTCATAACCAGACTGGTAGCGATCCCGGCGCGGGAATCGACCTTGAGCCAGACTCTCCTGGCGTCATTAAGCGCGGACGAGTTATCGGCTGCTACTGCGAAGGCAATTATCGCGGAATGGATATTGTTGACTGCGAAGAAATCACAGTGCAAGGTCTTCAGATCGTGAACAGCCGATGGAATGGCATGCAGATCATACGCGGCACGGATATCCGCGTTGAAGCCAAGATCGTCGTTGGTAATCCAACTGTATCGCAGCTCGGGACGGTGCTTATCGAGGATTCAGAGGACTGCGTGCTGGACTTTGAGGTTGTTGGCTCTTTCGACGCGCAAGAGGCCAACTCTTGTATTCGATTTTCGCAAGGATGCCGGCGTATTCGCCTCAAGGCAAAGGTGAGGAATTGCAAGGGCAACGCTATTGGGATCGGCGGCTCAGGGATGGGCGAAGACAATACCGATATCTTCATCGAGGGGTGCCACCTCTACAATTGCGCCGACCCCGCGCAGAACGCACCGGTGATTTTCATCGACTCCAACAGTGGCGGCACCTTTTTCAGCAGACGGGTGACGATCCGCAACAACTACATTTATGACGACCGCACCGGCGGCAACGAGGCAACCGTCGGGATCCAGGTCTCGGGCAACGTGACCTCTGCTGTGTTGGCGGATTACCGCTTTGGCAGCAAGAGCAACACCATCATCGGCCCGACAGAAAAGTCCACTCGCGCGCACTGGGCTATCGTCAACTACGACCCGCCCAGTCTCGCGGATGGTGCAGGCGTCACCACCACGCTGACAGTTGACGGCGCGGTGATTGGCGATGGCGTCAATGGTTCCTTCGCGCGCGACCTGCAGGGCATCAGCACGACCTTTTACGTGAGCGCCACCGATACGGTGTCGATGCGCATGCAGAACGAATCGGGCGGCGTGCTGGACTTGGCCTCCAGCGCTTTCCAGGCTGAGTTGTTGAAGACCTGAGCCATGAAAATATTTCGACTTGCAATCGTCGAGTGCACTCGCGCTACGGGCTGCCTAGAATTGCAGAAATTTGTCACCAACGAGGCTGGCAATCCTGAGTGGGTCCACTACTGCATCGTCGTCGATGCGGCGCAGGCCCTGGAGGTAGTGCGTGAGGTTGAGCCGAGCGCGGCGGCCCAGGCCGAGGCGGATCTCATTGGCAGTGAGGTGATTGGCTCGAAAGCCGAGCCGCTCGCGGATGCGCGCAGGGACCCAGCGGCCAAGGCATTGCGAGGCTGGCCGATGACGGAGGAAATTGCGATCCAGTCCTCGAAAGTTCGCGGGCTTGGTCGAGTGCCGCTCGGCTCTATATCTTCCGGGGAAAATCCCGCCGCCACGCCTCAGCGCACGCCACGCTTGGATGGCCGGCCAGCGTCCCAGTGAGATCCCTCGCGCCTGAAGGAACAGCGAAGTGAGTCACAGATCATGAGTAGTCCAGACAGTCGGCCCAGCGCCATCACCGAGGAGCAGCTCCAACGTATCATTGCTGCCATGCAGCGCCATGGCGCGAGCGTGAACGTGAGCGATCCTCGCGTGTCAGCCGTGCAAGCATGGATATTGGGGCTTGTGGGCACCGGACTGGTCGCTGCGGCAGCGTGGGGCGCCAAAAGCATCTCGGACCTGAGCACCACGATGACCATCGCCATTGCGCGCCAGGATCGACAGGA